TATCTTGACGCTCATCACCGCCACGTAACGCTCGGGTAAGAAAGCGATGATCCACGGTGACTAAAGCATCAACGCTCCTGCTCTTAAGGTGAAGCATAGACCCACGGTAGCGTTTTATTAATCGACTTAAAGGACGCTGGAATTCCAACACCCATTTTTTTTGATTGAAGGTCGCTAAACGTTGTTTCGAGGTAATCTCCGAGGCAATCTTCCAACCCGAATCAGTTAAAAATTCGGTGTCCTCCGAGTGACAGTTGAAAATAATCAACCCCATTGTCGAACGCTTCTCCTTGAAAAAATCCGGGGGAAAGCGCTCAGGGTCAGGCGATTGCTCGTCCTCGTTCAACGCGCGGATCACCAGCGTCCTGTCCTTCAACTCGTGTTCCATCAGGTGTCCGTATAGATCGTCGAAATGATACCTCACGCCCATCCTGTGATGCTCCCCAACGTGAGGACGCTTGGCATCGGGGGGGTGGAGCAACGGAGTATAAGTCTTGTAATACCACACCCGCGCTTTGTCCCGCATGTGGGTAGTTTCCGAGTTATCCTGCGTCACGAGGTCGTCGGTCAGCAGAATATCAAAGTGCCTAGACGTGATTGCCGAATCCACACCCGTACAAGTAATGGTGGACTCTTTACAACGACGGGTCTTGCCTACCACGTCGATTTCGACCGTATCCCATTTCGCCACAAGTCGGGGGTCGTAGAACTTGCCGAACACTTCAATTAATCGCTCGTTGTTTTCAAGGTGCGATTTAATCTCCCTCAAGATACCCGTCGAGGCAAGTTTGCTTTCCGAGCCGATAAGTATTGTATAATTGCGATCTTTGCATAGGTAATGGATCGCCTTCGACGTTACTCCGATTGTAGATTTCCCGGCCCCTCGAAATGCCAAAATCAAGCTGTCCTTGTGTTGAAATTGCCATTGCATGATGGCGAGATGGAACGGCTTGACGTCAAAACCCAGAATGGCGCCCGCGAGTATATCGATCCGATCGTTTTCCACGATCTGCTTCCGAAGCCACTCGTTGGACGCGTTGCGGTACTGCTCATAGACTTGCACAAGTTCATGCCGCTCCATGCGGTCAATCTTGTGCGCCGCTCCTTGTATGAGCGGGATGACATTCGAGGGGACGGGGGACATAGGGAATCGTTAAGTGGTGACGTCGGCAACAACGTCGTCGGCAACGGATTCACTGTCCGAGACTTGAGGAGCGTACTCTGCTTCGGTAGCAACCTCGTCAACGATTGCACCATCATCCGAAACTTGCGGAGCGTATTCTGCTTCGGTAGCGACGCCATCGACGACCACACCGGCATCCGATACGCTCGGCGCGTACTCTGCCTCGGTCACTACAGCGTCCGCCGCTGCCATGCTATCCACCGATACGTCACGCAGGAACGCAATCTCGCGGGCAACCGAATCTCCCACCGTTGCTGAATCGCTCCCCGCTCCTCGAACGTAATCGGCAGCGGATTTCATTTCGTCTCCCACCGTTGCCGAATCGCTCCCAATGCTTCGAATGTAGTCCGCGGCGGATCGCAATACATCGCCCACCGTCACCGTATCGCGTGCCGTTGCGAAGTGCTCTCCATGCGTAGCCGCGTCCGTCGTCCCGATTGAATCGGCAATCGTTGCGCCAATCAGGTGCTCCGATTCTGCGCTACGGGAGTCCTCAACGAACTGCCGCGATCCCGCGATCAAGATTTCCACTTCGTCGCCCGCCTTGAGTCCTCCGATCACGGAAACCCAGATCGTCGCCTCTGCCACGTTGCACGCGAACACATACGACGCCCCCGAGCCCACTCCCGAGCGAATAAGGCGAGGGGCGAAGGGAGCGAAACGTAACGCGACCGGATCCCACGACAGGACCTCAATCATCGGGTCGGGGGTGCCTGCTTTCGGCACCACGAGGATCAAAGCGACATTGTACCCCACCATGTTCATCCCCGCCGTGCGCCTCCCCTCGGGAAGCGAATCCAAAGCGCTTACCGCACGATGCCGCGCGAACTTGGGAGAAGGAGTAGCTTGCGAAGTTGGAACATCGGTTGGGTCCAACAGATTAATTTCACTCAAAGGAACGTAAGGATCAAAACCCATAGTGACCTCCTGTTGCAAAGAGGCGGGGTGGAGCGCCAGATACCCCACCCCGCATCCTCACAAGTTATTCGCCTTAGTCGCAGGCTTCCCAGTGAATGACCTCGGTGGAGGCGTTCAGGTCGCCATCGGCACCAATGGTGAAACCGTTATTGAGCGGGGTAACGCCGTTTGACGTTACATAGCTTATATCGGTCGTGCCCGATCCGCTGTCCACGATTTTTTGCATGGCGGCATCAGGCATCGTGTGTTGCCAGTTGCCCACGCAATTGCCCGAGGTATTACGAAGGCAAACCGACCGAGGCCGGAAACCTACTGTCTTGACGTCGATAGCCGAGCCCGTGCCGACCACCGTTCCACATACCTTTCTTGTTCCTGCTGACATTTCCTTTATCTCCTTTTAGGGGCGCTCTTGACAGTTGACGAACCTTCAGCAACCCGCCAACCTGCCCTCTCAGGCTGGAGCGCCATCGTTATTTCCACTACTGTTTTCAGGCGGGACCGTCCCGCCAGAAATTTCCCTGCCTCTCGTCCTCGATCTCCCCCCGTGAACGGGGGAGCGGGTGTGAGGCTTTACCTTGTCGTTGATTACTCGCTCGGCGGGGAGGGAGCGATAGATCGGGCCGGGAGTTAAGTCGAGTAACTTCTGGTCCCCGAACCGCATCAGGTGGTCGTTAAATATGTTTATCTCGTTGATAATGTACTGGTGCAACTCCTGTCGCCCCATGCTGCGGAACGCCTCGCCGGGCACAAACCCGGTCCCCGTGTGCGAACGCTCGACAACACCCAACTCCACACCCGTTTTCAAGATATCACGAATAATCTCCGACCTCGCGCGTATCGCCGCAACGTAGGTCGGGGAGTTGGGGACTACGTTCTCCAGCACCTTATCGAGTTTATCAAGCCCTTGCCTTTGCTCGATAACGTAACGGACGTAAGTTTGCTCAACGGGACGGGTCTTGACGAGGTCGGCATCGTGTTGGATGAGCTTTTCTTTCAGTTGCTCCACGTCCTCGATCGGGAGCCCGTAGGTAGAACTCAATGCCTCGTCGTCCAAGCCTTTTATCAAGCCCGAACGGACCTTTGCCAGTAACTCCTTCGACGCGTTCCCGTTGAGTTTCGTTCCCATCGAAACCCATCATACCACGCCCAAGCGTTCGCTGTCCACGACAGACTAGAACCGGGTCATGAAAGGGATACGCTGCCCGAATTTCCCGCCTTCCAGACCTGGGTTTTGTTTATACCCGCTCTTTTCCAGTGTCGCATGGATGTGGGGAAACACTTCGTCAAGCGGGCTTTCCAGCGCTCCCTCTCTATTCAACACCTCAAGCAACGAATAGGTGAACGCTCCATTGGGTCGATGATTGAATAGGGCGTCGGATGCGGTTTGGTTCGATTGACAAGCGGACAGCAGGGTCACGTTAAGTTGCCCGCCGGGGACGAGCTTGCGCACGTTGACCTTTTCTTTCACCGCCACACCATTACGCCATGCGATATCGAGCGGAGGGTGTAGGGCACGCGGACGACGTACGGAAGGAGGGTCGAAGCCTCTCGACAGATCGCCCGAGTGGCACGAGTCCGAAATCCAAAGCGCTTCCACGCAAGGAGGAACAGAGGAAAAAATATCGTTGAGGTGATTATCTCGAATAAACAACCCCTCTTTCCATTGAAAGTCCACGGGGCAAATAATCTCGTCCAGCCCATCGACCTCAGCCGATACTGGGTCGCGGGAAGCGATCTGGGCTCCGTGTCCCGAGTAGTGAAAAAGTATCCTATCCCCTGCTTTGATTCCATCGACTAGCCAGAGCAAACGGTCAAGAATCGCGCGTGTCGTTGCGCGGGCGTCGGTCAGAAGGCGAATCTCGCGCAACTCGAACCCGCAACGTCCTACCAAAAAGTTTGCCATATCCTGTACGTCGTTCACGCAACCAGCGAGCGGAGCGCCGGGATATTCGTTGATGCCTACCAGCAAGGCTCGGCTTTTCATCAAACTATTCTCCTCATGCTAAATACCTGAGATTCAATACGTGATTCGATCACGCTCTTAGCCGCTCCCTCGCTCCCCGTGATTTTCACCAGTTGACGAAACTCGGGACCGAGTTGAGATACGACCTTATCGATCGCCTTCGTCTTGACCTCGTTGCTTTGTTCCTCAGTCAACTTTCCCGCCGCCCCCCGTTTCACTTTGAGATTCCACACAAGTGTCTGTTCCATCTCCTCGACAACGTTTGGAATCGTCTCGCATAGCAAGGTCAAGACGTGTTGAAGGCGGGAGTCCTTAACTTTTTCGTCGATCCACTGCGACGCCTTCCAGCACGCCCACGACACAAGCGCAAGCAAGACGGGGGTAAAAGCGTCAATCAACTTCGCCCACAGTTCGTAACGTTCCATAGCCGCCTCCTAGAGCATCCAAAATGGAGCTTTGTTTGCACAGCTTACCACACGTCACCCCCATAAAGAAACCCTCCCCAAGCGGTGGAGAGGGTCGCTCTTGTAGGAGTCGTTGCACTTGTAAAGCGAGAAGGTGCGTATTTCCGCCCAGCCCTATCGCACTGAGCAACGCAAGCGCCTGAAAATCTAGGCTCCTGCGGAAGCTCTAGGGTAGGTTTATGGGCGGGAATACGTCTCGAAACTGCTACGCGGGCCTGCCGAAGAGACTGAGAGCTTTTCTTATGTGTACGAACGGTGCGCAGTTAGGTTAACTTACTCGCTGAGTTACAGTCCGATCACTGTCAAGAGTTGCAACAACTTGGGATCGAAGGACTCGGGCCGCGGGGGCGAGACGTACTCTCCGTCCTGCTCACGCTTGACGATATTCAACGCCGCCACGCGCAACTCGCTTCCCTCACTGTCCACCAACTTTCCCGCGCCGATCGCCGCGCACTCAAACCCGAGCTTGCGCAACTGCACCGCGCGCCGCTTCGCCCCGTAGGACTTTGACGTGTAAAGTTCCTGCACCGAACGCGCGAACTCCGCACGTGAAATACACACGGGGGGGTGTGACTTGCGAGCGAAGGAATCGAGGCGTTCGTTCTGGTTGAGAACCAACCCCTTGAGGTACGCGATTTCGCATTCCGACGAACAGAAATCCGAACCTCGCCCCCGAGGAACTTCCTCTTTGCACTGTTTACAAAGTTTAATCTCTTCCTTCTCCTTGCTGTTCGTTGTCGTTGTTTCGGTTTGTTGTTTGGGTTTTCGTGTGCTCATTATTTGCCTCCTTGTTATTCGTTTTCTTGTTTCGATTGCTGTTAGGTTGTTGTTTGTCTTGTTATCGAAGGATCACGGCAACTTGAAAGGCGCCCCATAGTGAACCTTTTCGCGTCAAGAACCCGCGCCGCGCGAGTTCCCTTCCGATCTCCCTCAACGAACGTCCTTTATTCCTCAGTTCGATAGCGATCGCCTTAATGCGTTGCTCTCGTGTCTCGGGAACGAGCTTGCGGGACTTCGGGTCAATCGCGTACCCGTACCTCACATGCCCGCCCGTGTACTCTCCTTGCTCCCGCTTGTATCGAGCAACTCGCGCCGTGTTTTCGGAAATGTTCTCCCGTTGCCACTGCGCCACGCTGCCCAGAATGTTCAACACGAGCCTGCCTCCTGCTGTCCTCGTGTCGATCTGCTCCGCGACCGATAGCAGTTGCGCTCCTCCCTCTCCAAAGTATTCGTCTAGCAAGTCGCCCAAGTCCTTGACCGACCTCGTAAGACGATCAAGCGCAGAAACTACGAGCGCCTGCGCTTCGCCTCGCTCCAGCACCATCAACGCCGCCTGCACCCCGTCCCGTTTCAACGTCTTAGCGCTCACGCCTTTGTCCTCAAGGATCATCACGAGTTCCAACCCGTACAGTTCCGCGTACCTCTTGATCCTATCGCGTTGAGCGTCAAGGCTCAGCCCCTTGTCGGCTTGATCCTCGGTGCTTACCCTCACGTACCCTACCGCCTTCATGTTCCTAACCTCTTTCCTTCTCGATTCAACACCGCGAGAATAAGTTGATGAAATACCGCGTCTCTGATTTCGTTGGTAGCGTCCGCTGGCCCGCAACAACCCACAGGCCATTGGATTTGGTATTGCAGGTTTTCTCGTATCGCGGAAAGACTCCAGTGACCCCAGAAGATACGAAAGCCCGCCTCAATCAATAGTTGTTCGATTCCTTGCCAGTTCATCGTGTCGCCCAATCGTAGCGCTTGGGGAAAACGCGCAGGCACGTCTTACAAGTGACCTTCGCCTTCTCTCCCGTTGTCGTGTATCGTGTCTTGTCGAGGTCGAGCATTTTTACTTGGGCGCAACACGCGGGAAAGTTGATCCCCGCGTTATTTTTCAATCGTATGTCCGTCCAGTGTGTTTTCCTTTTCATTGGGCCTCCTTGTTTACTTCGTTTATCTCCTTAACGCTCAACCGCTTGTGAGCTTTGCGCGTTCGCGGAGTGGTGCGCCACGTGAAAGTCATCCCGCAAGCTCGGCAGCGAAGGACTTTCCGGTTGCCTAGTTTCCCGAGCAACACCAACTCCCCACTACATATTGAACACTCACGCCGGTACCGCCTTGGTCGAGTTCCCGAAACACTCGTCCTTGTGCGGGCAGGGGTTGCAGGTCATCGGACGAGGAAGAAGCCCCCGACAAGCATCCCCGCGCCCGAAGCGGAAAACGTACACCTCAAGGAAAGCGCTTGCCGCGATCGCTGCCGCGCCCGGCTCCCACGAATTGAGTACATCAAAGAGAGCTTGAGGAACTGCCATGCCCCAGTGGACGTCCTTGTACTGCGGTTCCCATTGCTCCTTCATTCGATGAATTTCCTCCAACTCGACCGCGATCTTTTCCAGCACCTCGTCTCTTTTCTTTTCCAGCCTGTAAAGTCGTTCCGTAAGCTCACAACGCCCGACCATTGCGGACGTCGGTTTTTTGAACTGTCTTTCCATTGCTTGTCTCCTTTGCTTGTTGTTTACTCGCCTTATTCTTCTTGGGAAAAACCATCGCTTCGTAAATCGAGAAATTCTCGAAAGCCTGTTCCTCGTAAGTGTCGAGGGTCAGTTGTAGGTCGGCTCGCGCTTGCGTATCGCGAGGAAGGCAAAAGTAGTACCTCACGCGTCCACCCATCCTTTCTTGAACTTTTGCCAGCGCCCCTCGAACCATCGCGTGGCTTCTCGACACTTGGGACGGGGGATTTCAATGAGCACTACCTTGTAGGCGACCGTCTCGCTTCCGTTTCCCAGACAAGCGTCCGTCCACCCTTGCCGTTTGCTATGCACGCAATATGTCCCCGCCGTCTTGTAAATCGCTCCCGAGTCTAAGTTGATGAACTCGGGAAGCAGAGGGAGTCCGTCGAACCCGTACAGCTTCCACCAGTGCTCAATACGCTGTGGTTGAGTTTTCGAAGTGTAGGACGAGATTGCAAACAACGTCCCGTCCTCTACCTCAAGCCGATCGCTCTTGGCGTTCATGTTGGTCAACATTTTTTTCTCCCCGATAATCGAAGGTGAAAAAGCGCTTCCCCCGCGGCTCGCTACAAGCTCACGAGGGAAGCGCGATTTCATTTCCCTATTCGTTCACTAACCCCGCCTCTTTCAACCAATTGTCCCCGCCCAGCGCCTTCGTGACTTTGCGCGCCTCGGGGGTCGCCAGCCCATCAATCTTGCCCAGTAGTTTAGCAGGGCTCCAAACGATCCCAGGGCTGTTCGCGTTCGTCACGTTGTACAGCAGTTCCCACAGCTTCCGCGCCCACGCGCGTTTGACCTTCGCATCCTTCTCCGATGCGATACACGACACACAAGCGGCCAACACAGCCTGCGTCCGATCAAGTCGCGTGGAGTTGTGTTCGAACGTCACCTTCCCGTCCAACAGTTCGTAGGGGTTGGGCAAGTCTTGCGCCTCAAGCCACGCAAAGAATTCTCCCGCCATCCCGTCTCCCACGAACGAAGCAAAAAAAGCATATTGCTCCGTTTCGCTCAGTTCGTGAATGATAGACGATGCCAACGCCCGAGTCGCCATTTCAATCGAGCGCCGAGACGACCAAGCCCTTGACGCTTGCGGGTCATCGGCTTTGGGTTGCTTGTGCAGGAACTCGGGGCGGGCGCGAAGGAACCCAAGCACCTTCCCCTTGGCTTTCGTAAACTCCTCATTCCAGAGCAACAGAACACGAGCTTCCTCAGCGTTCGCGTCCTTTACGGACACAACACGCTCCGCGAACGCGTCCACAGAGTTGAGATAGTCCGCGTATTCGTCAAGCCCGCCTGCATCGAACTCCAGATGCCCAAGTCTGTTCGCTTGCGCCATCGACAGTTCGTACCCCGCCGCCGCCTCAGCGGGGGGATTATAGATCGCCATCACGCGAACGTTGGGTCCGAACTGGTGCGTACCAATGCGCTTGTCGAGCGAGATGCCCAACAACGCGGGCTGGAGGGCGGGGGAAGCAGTCGTAAGTTCCTCGAGCACCACGACGCCCCGCCGCCCCTTTGCGAACTTATCGACCCAGTCGGGAGCGGGGTAGGCAAGCCTGCACTTGTCTCCCTCGCCCACCGGAACGGGGACAACGCCGAACGCTCCCTCCCCACGTTCACCCGGCGATAAAACCTCACTCTCGAATCCCCACTCCTTCGCCGCTTGCACCACCTGTGCCGACTTGCTCACTCCCGGCGACCCTACCAGCGCCAGCGTCAATCCCCACCCGCGGGTTGTAGGGGTGAACCAAGATGCTTTAATGATATTTTTCATTGACCCAGATTTTTCAGATTTACTCATTTTATGCTCCTGCTTGTTTGCTTGTTTCGAACACTGACCTTTACTTATCGACCTCGATGAACTCACCCCACGGCGCGGGGTGTTGTCTATACGTGCCCACCAGAACCCATATCGTCTGAATCCCGGCAGGCGACTTGTAGGGAGCGCTCCCGCACCCGTCCGTGATGTAAACCACGATGGACGGACGCGAGGAACGCGGCATCTTGTCGATTGCTTCGAAGGCGGGAATAAAGCTCGTCCCGCCTCCACCTTTGAGTAACGGCAACAACTCGCGGACGGACTTGACGCGTTGACACGTTTGTACCGCCGCGTCCGCTGCCATGAAGGTCACGTCGGCGCCCACAGCTTTGAGAATCCCCGAGCTTTCGGAAACGACCTGCCCAATCTCGCGCTTGCCCATTGACATTGACGTGTCTGCCACTATCAACGTCTTGGGCACGGGCGCGAAGTAGGCAGGCATGACCCCTACTCCCAACCCATACCCGATTCCCGCTTGACGTCGTGAGGGACGATGGAACGACGTATCGACCGCGCCCGCTTTCCTCGCAACGTACAAGCGACAGAGGCGAGCCAACCTGGATTGCCAGTTCACAGTCGGGGGAGCAAGTTGAACCTCAGCCCAACGTGCCCACCCGCCCGCAACGCTACCCGCGCCTTTGCTCGCCACTTCGTCTCGTATCGCTTGCGCGACCTGCTTGCGTACCGATTCAATCTGCGCCTTCGAAACGCCGCCGCCCGCCTGAGCCTCTGCCTCAGCTTCGCCCGGCAACTCATTACCCGCCGCTGACCCACAGTGCCCCGCACAAGGGCGAGGGGCTGAGGAGTCTTGACCCTCCCCCTGTCCTTCGCTCCCTTGCGCGTTGCTCGATTGCGATTGCCCGTCCTCGCTTTGCTTGTCGCTCGATTGCGAGCCCTCGCCTTTGCTTTGTTCGTCTTGCTGCTCCTGTTGCTTCGCCTTGCGCCTCGAATGATACTCCTCAGCGGTGAGCCCCACGGGGAGCCCATACTGAGCGGGCATCAGGACGCCTTCGGGCAACTCTGCGCCCATCGCCAATATATCGGGGTTAATCTCTAGGTCGGCATCAATGTTGAAATCCTTACCCGCTCCAATCGCCTTCGCCCTATCGAAGTGCCCGCGCAACGGATGAGATACCTCGTGTAACAACACACCGACCAACTTACCTGTTTCCCATTCGTCAACGACCTTCGGGTCTACCATCAGCACCCAGTTTTTTGTAACCCCAATCGTGCCGAGTCCGGGGGTCTCGACAGTGCGCAACGTTACGACCGCCGCCCGAAAGTATTTCCACCTTCGGAATATTCGCAACTGAGCGGCGCTCAGTTTAGCTTGCCAGTGCATCTTAGTCCTCCTCGGCGTTCTCCAGCAGAATTGCCGACGTGATATCCGCGTCCAGTTCGTTCAACGCTGTTTGGATTTTCGGAAGTTGTTGCTTGAACAGTTCCTCGTAATGTCGAACTTTAGAGCGGACACCCTTCGAACGCTTCCCCTGACCTCTCAGCCCGCGCTCCGTGATCTTGTCGTTGTTTTCAAGCTGACCTCGCATCAACTCGATTTCCCGCTCCGCTTCGTAGATTACCGAGTCCATTACCGCCTCGACGATATCCGACGAGGACGCGGCGGGGACGTGGTAAATCTTGCAACACTTTACTTCCTTTATCGCCTCGCAGTATTGCCTCCACTGTGCCCGATGGGTACGCGGAACGAAGTAAAACCCACCCGTGTCGCGCCCCGATACCGCCGCGCACTTCTTAACCGCCAAGTCGATCCAGAGCCACGAGCTAAGGCGCTCCGAAGGCAGCGTGTCCAAGTGGTTCTCGTACCCCTCGCGGATCCGTCTCTCGTAGTCCCACGAGTGGATTCCCTCGACCTGCAACGTGCCTCCCTCGATACGAGCCTGTACCAACTCTCGATACTTCAAGTTGCCCACAAGCTCAGTCTCCTCGACGATCGCATACCCGTCCTTTTTCAGAGGTCGGACGAGGACATGTTTCTTTTGGAACTCCTCAAGCGCAAGTCGCAACGCGCGCAACTTGGTGGGCGGGGGGGGGAGCAACTTGTCGTCCAGCCCGTGCTTGCTCCACGCACCTATGATGGTGGGCAACTTCGCATCTTGCAAGTTGGACAGGTAGGTCATTTCCCCCGCCAGTTTCGATTCCTCCACCGCGATCCACGATCCCGATTGAATCGCTACGGCTTCAACTAAAGTCTTTGGGGTATTCATTGATTTTTCTCCTTATTGTTTCGTTTATTCGTTCTATTCGTTTTGGGTTACTTGCTCAGTTTTTTGCACAGTTTGATTATTGCTACGTTCGCTCGTATCGCTTCGAGGAGTTGAGACGCCAACTCCGTCGCCTCCGTGTCGGTCCACCAATCCCCGTGCCTGCCCGCTACAGCAACGAGCGACAGATAGAGGAGTTCCACTGCCCCCTCGCACTGTCGCGCCGTGGCGTAACAGAACCCGCCCCGTTGCGTTTGGCGCTGGGAACGGAGTTTGTCCATCTCTCTCCTTGCCTTGCTCAAAAGGTCGTCGGCTTCGGATAATGAGTCAAAAGGACTCGTTCCTACTTTTTCCATTTACCTTACCTCCTTGTTTGTTGTTTACACGTTCTATTCGTTGCTTGTTGTGTGGAGCCCTACACGCTCCCAACGATAGACGAACGCCGTCCCGAACACCCTCAGGCGCTCTCGTGTTCGTTCGTCTATCTGTGGGAGCGGGGGAAATACGTCGTTACTTCTTGAACGTATCTCCCACCGCTCTACCTATATTTTCTATCTCTCAGTCTCTTCGGCAGTTCTATTCAACTGCCCGCGTATTCGCTCACCATCATTCATTCGCCTCCAGTCGTCACGTTTTCATGGCGTCTTCCTTGCCTTGTCCGCTACGTCGATTCAACTGCGCTTGTCGCTTTGTGCCTTGTTCAGACTCGCGTTGTGCGATTGATGCAATCTCACGCACCGCCTTCCTCGACGTTTTCACGCGTGGGCAATGCCTTCGCTCGTTTCTTTCAGCGTTGACTTGAACGGGGAACGCTCAGCTGGCTATCTCAGGTCGCCACCCTCCTCGCTCTTAGTCACCTCACCCGCGATCCCTCAGAATCTTTGGTCCCTCGCAACGCCGTTTTCCCGTTGCCCCGAACTGGGCGCGTCCGACTAAGTGCAACAACTCATTTCAAACAGCAATCACTATCTATTGATAAGAGTGAAGCCTTAGGAATCTAGCGTCAAGAAAATAACACAACTATTTTCACGCTTGTAAGTCCCCGCTTTCCCTCACTATTTCGCGCCTTTTTGCGAGCACCGTCACAGAATAACGATAATTACCCGAATCCCCACGAAATCCGCACCTTTTATGCCCACTCTCCCCCCTCCTCACACCCACCCCCAGCTTCAATACGTCGTTTAGTCTCGCTCACTCACCCCACTACACCCATAAATCCCCCCTCTTTTCTCCTCTCTCATGCAAATTTTCAATTTTTTTATCGCTCTCCCCCCGCTCTCTCACCCCATCCCGCTCCCCTGCCCATCACTTTTTCCCTCGCCCACGTCACGTCGTAAATCGCGTGGAGGACAGTCAGTGCATAAAAACAAAGTGAAAAACTACAATATCCTACACTGCCCCCTATCGTCATTCCGTCAACGCGCGAACGCTCGTTGACGCGCAATTGGTCGGGATATTGCGAGAAAAATCGCTACTTTTCAATGTTCAAGTGATTATTTCGAAGCTCAGCAAGTCGAGACAAGTACAGCAATCAAGGGACTGGAGGGAAACCACGAGAATCCTTCCGTGGTCCTGCGGGAGGTGAGCGCCCTCCCCGCGTCGCCCTCCCTCGTGACGGTGTTTGTTGGTATTCGTTCGTTATTGATTACTGGGAACCCCTCCCTGTCGCCCGCTCTCGTGATAGCGCTTATTCTCTTTGTTCACGCTCTGCTTGATTCCAGTGCATACCCTTCTTGTGTCGCTCTCTCTCGTGAAGGTGTTTGTTTGTATTCGTTCGATTGATGTGGGTATACTTACGTTATCGCTATATTTGGATGGTGGGGGGGATATTATTCGTTTGGGGTACGTTTAATGCGTAGCAGATCGGGGAATCCTTGATGGGGTGATGGGTCATAATCGAGCGTAAGGTGTTCCTTCCACGCGGAGAGCGAGGTAGGTGAAGGTGGGAGATTATGTTCTTGGCTTGCCTTCTCCTTGAGTTTTGAAAAAACTGTTTCCTCCAGTTGCCGTATACGTTCGCGTGATACGGAGAGTAAATCTCCGACAAACTCCAGCGTTTTCCTACCTTCCTCTGCTACGTCCAGGGCACAGGAATGTCTGAGTTTATGGGGTGGAAGGAGTGGGGCATTGAACTTAAGGGTACCGGTACGAGGATCGACGTCGAGATACAGGTGATAAATGCACCCGACCCACGGGCACGGGCGTTCGGCGCCGCACTCCGCTCTGGTACGGGGGCGTGTTACATCCACGCCTTGTTCCTGCAGAATCCTATAAGCTCGTTTATTCGAGCGTAGGAGGCCGAGGATACGTCTATTGCCTCCCTTCATCCTGCGGGTATTTTCCGTGCAGGTACGGCGAACCCCCTGTCCCTGTCCCTGTCCCTGTCCGTTGCGCTTAGGCTTAGTTGTAGTCCTCACCGTATTCCAACTCCACGAGGCATGGGATATTTCGCAAGCGTTCGTTAAAGTCGAGTCCATAGCCGACCAACCACCTTTCCGTATCGATCTGTCGTCCGACGTAAGTTTTGACGTGTGCGGGGAGTTGCGCGCGAATGTTCGTTGACGTCCGCTCCAGCAGAAAAGCAAAGGAGAGGGAGCGGTGTTGGAGTTCGTTGCGATAGTGCTCGAAAAAACTGGTCAGCCCCAGAGCCGTCCTTCCCGAGTCCGCGAACGTATCCAACACGAGTAAGTCCGCTCCCCTGAGTTTGTCCTTGTCGAGGAGTTCCCTATTTACCTCGACCCACAGCTTGTCGTTCCCCTGCTGATTGTGTCCGCGGCTCGTCCTGCATCGCAGATACTCCCAACGGTGCGGAGTATCCAGACACCTCGACACGTCCCCCGCGAAATACTGCGACGCCTTCAAGACGGGAATCAAGACGAGGTCGTCAAAGTGCGCCTCGTCCACTTGCTCGGCAATCTGCTTTACCCACTCCGCTATTCTGCGTAGGTTCGCCAACGTGCGGTGCGGAACGGAGAGCCCGGGAACAAAGTGCCCGAACGTTTCCTCTTGCTCACTTCTTCCTTCCATCATTTCTTCTCCCTCTCACTCACAGCCTCAAGGTATTTTTCCGCAATCGCCCCAGCTTGCGCTAGAGGTTTTGCTTGACTTGCCTCCCCTCGCCCCCCTCCCGTGTGCGCCCCTCCATTGAGTATTGAGAAGGCGTTAGGATCGTGATGGTCGTTGCGGGGTTGAGTTGCGACACTTCGAATTCGACCGAGGATTCCGTCGAGCGCCCCCCGTGGATACCTCGCGGTCTCAAGGCACGCCTCGGGCTTTTCTCGGAAGCCTCGGGCTTTGCTCAGCGTGAGATAGTACAACGCCGCTCCCCAGAGACTCCACAGGGAGTTTTCTTTTCAGGACGTCTTACGATACGTCGGAACCCAGGAAGCGTGAGAAATGGGGTCTCTGGCTTGCGCAATCCCTACGCGTTCGACCCTTCCCAATCGCATCCAACGACGTAGAGCACCCCCGAACACCGCGCCCCACGCGTTCGAGTGGTGGGGAAGTCCTACGCTCGACACAATCGACACACGAGCGTCCTCCCCAGTAAACTCCCCATCTACGTTCAACCCCTCGAACCACCGCTCCAGCATTGGGCGGGCCCGCTCCTTCCATTCCTCGGGGGCGTTGTCGAGCACCTGCTCCACGCCTTGATCACGCAACGCGCGCCCTTGCTGCAGGTCGTCCAGCGTCAACTGCCTGCCTTCACTCCTCATCCTTTGCCTCCTCTTGAATCGTCAACCACTTCAATCGCCCCGCCTCAAGCATTTTCCCACACGTCTCGAATTTTATCGTTGCCGCAAGTTGTGCCTCGTGCGCCTCTTGAATTCGTTTCCTCAGTATTTCTACTCTTGCTCGAATCGAACGGCCTCGGTAATCGGGTCCTCGTCGAGGACGTTCCCTGAAAAGTTCACCATGACCGCGGACAACGAAGTCTCGCCCGCCTTAGTCGAAAAGTCCGCGAATATAACCTTGTAGGTGGGAACGAAAAAATCAGGAGCAATCAACGCAAAGCAAGGCGCGATTGCGTAAACCCACCCGGATTCCTTGCTGGGGTTTTTCCCCTCTCCCCTCCCCAACAACATAACCCCCTTATAACGATCAATGCCAAACTGACCATCAAAGAACCTCAAGCGTTCCGCGCTTGATATCTCGAACCTTCCCACCCTCAGCGGCTCTCCGACAGGTAGGAAGTCGCAAGAAGGTTTGAACAGTTCCTTTGCTCTTTTCACAACTTGTTCCAGTCGCAACCGATGCCGGTCAACACCTTCAAGCATGGGGTTGGGAACGAAACTCATACTTGGTTCCAATCCCGCGCGTCCATCTCAGTTGCTCTCCTTATCGAGCGTCACCCCGCACCAAAACACGCAAGACGTCTTCGACATCTGAAGCCACCAACAGTTGCTCGCCTTCGAAGTCTCACATAGCGTCAACCCGTGAATCGAGCAACGAAACGCGGAAACCCCGGTCTGAAATCGAACCTTGTTCCCACACGTCCCACATACCTTCCCTGCGTCAATATATCGCTGGATTATTTCGAACTCCGCGGGTGTCATTCCACGACGTCCTTTATATCAAAAGAAAACTTGGGCGCTCGTGGGCGACCGTCACATGGCATCGCCAACCCCTGCTCCATGTCCTCCGTGCGAATATCTCGGCCAACGTCTTGCCTCGCTTTAATCGTTCTATCTCCTTGGCTATCCGAGAGGTCGCCACGCTTTGTTCCAACAAGTATTGATCCGACGATAACCCTCCGCGGGCAAGGCGCAACGCGACACACAAAGAATCGGTCAACAACGTCTTGAGGGATTCGGGTACATCGACCTTGACCGCTGGGGGTTTTCTAAACCTTTTCATCGTTCCTCCTTCCTTTCCTTACATCGTCCCGAGATTGGGTAACAGCGCGAAGTGTAGCAAGATCAAAGCGGGAGCGTATTCGGGGGACACGTTCGCACAGATCGGAATTACCGCGGGCCACGCCCACTGGTAAAGCCTCGAGTAGTCCCGCGCCCGCAACAACTGAGCATAGGAGAGCGTCAACGACAACAACGCCGCAAACACAAGACGCGGCGCCGCAGCAGGCAGGAGCAACGGGAACAACCCGCACACAACGCCCCACGGTCGGAGCAAAAACTGAAAGTCCAGCCCCGTCTCGCGCTTGATCTTGCGCGCGTCTTGAAACGGGGACGATAGGTATTCGGCATCAGGCTCAGCGTATCGCCCCAACCACTTCGGCGTCACGAGCCCCACGAGCGCCCACGGGTTGAGCGTCCAGCACGCGATAAACACGGGAGCGGATTCTCGACATGCCCCCGCCAGCATAGATAGTATAACCCCACCCGCCGTGTGTCCCCCTCTAAACATCAACGCCGCCCCGAGTGAGAGCGCGAAGGACACGGGCTCGGTAATGACGGGGAGCATCACCGAGGTACGAAATAGCCCCGTGGCTCCCGTGAACAAAACGGCAGCGAATAGCCCGCCCCACGTCCCTCCAGCCCACAACGCAACCTCAAACGCCGCAACACAAAGCGCGAGATACGAAAACCCAACCCACAGTCTCGTGTCCGTGCGAAACAACGCGGGGAGTAACCAGCGATAAGAATAGGGGCGAGGAACGGGCTTGCCGCGACCTATCGCAAGGTAACGCTCGCCATCGGGCGACAGTCTCGGAACGTAAAACCAAAACTCGTACCCCACCACAATCGCCGCCCACGCGAACGCCACGAAGGGAGCGCCCTCGATACCCGTTGCCCATGCCCACACCCGCGTCAACGTCTCCTCGTTCATGCCTCCTCCTGTCGCTTCCCTTCGATTCTGCGCTTGATAACTTCAAGACGTTTCAGGATCGCTTCAAGTTCGACGTCGAAATCTTCCAACGACGTATCCCGCCGCGTTTCCCCGTTCTCCCCGATCGGGTTCTTGACAAGATCGTACCTCGACCGATCGGGTTTGGGGTAACGGCGTTTGTTGCGCTTCCACACGCTCACGGTCATGACCTCACCACTTTTTTGTAGTACCGCCTAGCCATGAAGCACCTCGGCCCATCGTTAAAAGGAGGAGTCTCGATACAAGACGTAAGAACCCCATCGCCTTCGAGTTGCCTCAATATCTTTTGTATTCGAGCTATCGGTATATCCAGACCCAACTTATCGCGTAACTCTCGACTATAGGATTTATCGTGATCACGCAAAAACCAAACGATCGCCTCGCGTACCACACAGTCCCGGCGGGCAATAAAATCTTGAATCTGCCGTACCTCGTTTTCTCCCATTTACCTCACCTCTTTTTTTTCGATGATAGCCTCACGTTTAATACGAACCTACATACCAAGTCCTTACTCAACTCCAAAGCGTTGCAGATCGAGGCGATATTCGAACCTCGTTCCCGAGTTGAAGGGCCTTTCATTTCCTCGTCAATGGCTTGGATCGCTAAGGCAATCGCGTCAACGAGCGAGACAAGCGCCGCGCGATACCCGCGGGATTTTTTCTGGTGATCTTGAATAGAGGCGGGTTTCATCTATCTATTCTCCTTCACCTCGTCCGACCGTTTGAAATAGAGGACCATCATTGACCTGAGCGCTTGCCTTTCGCATCTCCACGAGCATTGAAGGCCAGAAGGACCCACACTTTTTCGCTTCACCGTTACGGGTAAACTTCACGCGTCCTCTTAAAAACTGTAAGGAGACGCCGGGACGCGGCTTTGCGTTCAACTCATCCCACACGTAATCATGGAACCATTTGCAGTCAGAGCGGACAAACAACAAAAATACCACAACCTCACAGTGTCCCGCTTCCAACTCGTGTCTCGCCTTTTGCAACCACTTCCCTATGTCGCGCCCGTAAGGCGGGTTGAGCCACACGCGTCCAAACCACTCTTGCGCGAGGCTGTTGGTTTTGAAGTCGAAAAACTTTTTACATTTCGTATTCTCCGCGTCCGCTGCCGCATCAAGGTCAAAGTGGTATTGGGCATCGCAAAGGTCAAAGAGAGCTTGCGGCGTACACCAATCGTCGTAGGTCGAGGTCAGCAGTCCTTGGACTGGTTGCATTATACCCGCTCCAAAGCCTCGGGGTGGATCATCACAAAGGAGGGGACGACGCCGTCAATAACCACCTTCGCGTACCCGTGCGGAACAGTGTAACAAAGGAATGTTCCGTACAAACCAAGCACTGCCTTTTCTACAGCACCAATGGGCTTGACCACGCGCACCTTATCCCCGCGCTCAAACTTCTTCTCCCCCCTCTCCCCGCCTGTGCTACACGAGGGACGCGCTCGGTCGAGCATGGAGATTACGTTGTCCTCAACCTTATTGCTCACTTGCCCTCCAAAGTATTACGCAAGAGCCATGCTATTTGAATGAACACCACCGCTACCCACAGGAGAGGTTCGTTGCTGGATCGCTTTTCCTCCATAAACCATTCTCTGAAAACAGCTATCGTAGATATCAAACACGAGATAGCAAAAGTAACATATACCGCTATTTCAAGCATGCTGTCCCCCCTCTTTCGATGCCACGTCAATCGAAGCCATCGCCCACCATTCACGCGCAACGCCTTTGGTGAGTGATGAAAGTGTCTTGACTTGAGCTTGGGTTGCCGAGGTCATCACCACTTGGGGCTTATCGTCCGGATACCACATCACACCATAACCTTCGGCCTGCAATGCCACCGCGATTTTCGCCGCTCGCCCTTTTTCGTGAAATAGCAACGCCGTTCCCATCTCTACCTCCATCTCCGCCGCCACCTCCAGAATCAGTGCTCGCCAGTGTTTTCGCCAACAAGCGCTTTTGCTTTCGCGGCCCAATCGAGCGCACGGTCAATCCACTCCACCCCCCGAACGTTCGCGGGGTTCTCCAGCAACTCCCTTATGAGGTTCTTCAGCTCCTTGTTTTCCTGCCGCATGGCGCAGATGGCGGGGTCGGGTCGGCATACATCGTGTAAATACTGTTCTATTGCATCGCTTGAATAACCAAGTAACACCCCAATGACCATGTGCTCCTCCTCGCCGCCATATTGCCGCGCTCGGTCGAGCATCTCGAATACCCACTGGTGTTTTGCCACTTGTATTTCAACGCCCGCATCGTCGCCGACCGCTCGCACCAGCACCCCATGATGCAAAGCCATTTTCGCAGCTTCTATCTGCATGTGCTCACGCCAGAAATCCGCGTCAACCTCGCTCGGCAAAGCGAGATACCTAACGCCACGGGCTACGCAGTAGCACGCATCGTCCAGCCAAAAGGCCCATGAATCTTGATATGTCATCTCCCTACCTCCTCAGCTTCTTCTTCTTTCCAAATCTCTTCGATCTGCTCGCAGATTTCAGCGCGAACGGTTGGATTTACTTCCCCTAGCTTGGACCACGAAAAATAACCGCCGCTGATAGCATCGTCCAGATATCCCGAAAATCGTTCCCACACTTCGCCATATACCCAACCATCGCAAAAGAACACGTCGCGCACCGATACACAATCAGGGCAAGTTATATGTCGATCAAATCTTCCATCGTACTTACCTACATTCACTTCGTACTTTTCGCCAGCGTGAATAGTGCCTTTACATTCTCCGCACTTATGTTCTTTACACGCGATGCGTGTAATAGATAAATGAAATTCTGGCGGATCGTAATCGCCTGAATATACGCAAGCACAGTCCATTCTACTTCCTCGCTTCATCGTTCATGTTGTCGCAGCAGTCCAAATCATCGCACCGATGACACTTTTGTATGTGGGTCTCGCGGCATATTTGAGATACAGGCTTATCTCCACCATTTGCGGGATCGGCAACCCAATCACGCTTGCTTACTGTATCCCATGTTGACCATATACAATCGTGAAGGGAATACCCATTGTCGGCGCAGTAGGCTGCAAGAAAAATCACAATGTCCCCGATCGCGTCAAACGCCTGAGCACGAAGATCAAAAGGGTTACCCCTAATGCCTTGTTCCAATTTCAAGTGGGCGTGGCAAAGTTCCCCAACCTCTTCTGAAACTCCTAGCAGCGACATATACAGTTTTCGCGCTGGAAAGTTTTTATCGTTCCACGCTTCGACTTCGTTTTGCAAATCGGTTAACGTTTTCATCTCCTTGCTACTATCGGCTCGGCTTTCCCCGGCAACGATCTTTAGATACTCGGCGTATCTTTGTTCGAGCGCTTGCCGTTCATCCTCGGTACAATGATCCGTCGGATCACACCTCATTCCCCGGTCCTTTGTCGGCGGCCCAAACTCAGGATACGCGATAGCGCACCTTCCATGTTCTGTTCTATGCGGACAATCTGTCATCTCCCTACCTCCTTGTGTTCCGCTTCCATAATATCGCAGAGTTTATTCCATCTATCTCGACACGCCCTAAGCCCTTGCAAAGCCTGTTCCGTTGTGAAGTATAAATGCAACGAATCGCTAGACCGTTTCGCGCTCCAATGCGAACTTTTCGGATCACTATACCAATAGATGAAATTGTCGCCGTCGTACGCCATCACTTGACGAATGATAGGCACGCTCAGGTCAAGCCACAGCAGCCAAGCATCACCACTATTCTCCGAATCGATCGGAGCCTTTTCAATAGGGACGAACTCTTGGCCGCAATCCGAACAGTGCCACGAGTCCTTGCTTGTTCCCGCCTTGTGATACCAACCGCACTTGTGATCGCAACCCGTTGTCATATTACCCTCGCAAGTTCACCGCGCTTCTTGGAAAGCCGATTGTACTTTACTCGCTGTATCTTCGGGGATTTCGATTTACGCAACGGCGGCCACTCGATAATGAGCTTCCTGTCCCGAGCCTTCGCCTTCAACGTATCGGGCAAAGGCTTTTTGAAAATAGCGCACCGGCGCAGGTCGCGCCGATCCCTCGCGCTTGCGTTGCGCCACCAGCGTTTAAGGAGCTTATACAATCCCGCCTGCATCTCAGGATATTTGCGATTGACCGTTAACGGGATTGTGCTTCCAGAGTATAGCCTCAATACATGAGCGGTTGATGGACTCATTGTTCCTCCCTTTATACTTCCAGACGTTGCCTAATGTTGTTTACGCCCTCACCCAATGCGTTGATCTTACTTTCGATGGAAATAAGTTCGGCAGCGATAGGGACCGTTTGTACGTCTTGTTTGCTTGGTGATTCAGGACCGGTAGGGTCGGGCATTCGAAGTACTGGAGACAACCTTTCAACAAGGGCGGCAAGTTCATCCGTCAACGCAACGATTGATTCCTGAACCCTCGAAATCGCTGCCTGAACTTGCGGGCGCGCTGCCTGTACCTCGTTCGGTGTATTTCGTGCAACTTGTCCTAACATTATTTTTTCCTCCTTGGACGTTCGATACGAAACTGTTTTAATATAACTGCGCTTTCGGTCAGGCTTATTTGCTACTCTTCTTGGCCGGTTTACGTTTCGGTCTCTTTTCTCTCTGGTCACGAGCGGGATCGTTGTAGCGTTCGCAACGAGGAGCATCCGAGCACTCCGCGCAATAGTCGGGGAACTGCGAGCAACGCTCCCCCGTAACCGTACCCGCTTCCTCGTTGTTCGCTTTGTCGTTTTCCTGCGCCTCCTTCGTCTCCTCAAGCGGCAATTTCTCTTGAAGGTCGGACAAAGCCATCGTCTCGGACTGTACGACCTCTCCTGTGTCGAGCCTTATCAAGTGCCACTGTTTATGTTTATCATCCCGCTTCCACTCGCACCTGATCGGCCTTCTCTCTTGCCCAGTCTTGACTACCTCGCTCAACTCGCGCCTGCGCGTGGTAAGTCCTTTCATGGTTTCCTTGTGGGTCTCTTTGTCGTTGTTGAACGTGTCCTCCTCGTCTCGTATCTCCCCGTCAATCATCGCCAACGATCGGGCACGCTCAGCGAACTCCGAATCCGTCAAAGGGGTCAATAGGTTCTGGTTTGTAATTCCTTCTTGTCTCATTTCTCATCCTCCTTGTTTATTGAGTTTATCTTCCCAATGCTTTATTTGGAAATCAAGTTCGCGTTCCGTCAACTGTCCAGCTTGTCGATATACCGTTCCCTTTACCATATCTTCGACACGGCAAGGAATAGTTGTCGAAACGACAACTTCCAACATTGCGAATTTGCGTTCAAGCGGGACCTTGCGTCCTACTTGAATCGTGACCTCTGCGTTCGCGCCCGTGAACTCCTCGGAGTGGTGAACAACCTCGCCGTCGCGTTGTTCCATCACGCCTTCCGCGTTCGTATGCGCAACGTTAGCCCGTGTTACCGCCCGCCTTACTGTTCCCATCGTTAGCCTCCTTCTTCTTTATTCGGTTTACTCTCAGTATTCTATAAAAGGTATTGAGTGTTTGCCCGCACTCCACCTTTTCCATGAGCTTGCCTGGGGCGTCCATCGTACCCCCGAAATGTCGAGCGAGTCCGCGACACGGATCGGGTAACTCCCCCGCTGCCCACGCGTCAACACGCTCCAGCACCTTGACCCACCTCTGTCGAAACGGCTCCCACGGGATCTTGCTCGGCCAGTCCAGCGGGCGTTCCCCAGTCTCGTTTAACTGTCGTACCCAACGAAGGCGAGGACTGAGCTTCGAAGGATTAGCGGAGAGCTCGAGCCCCGAGCAATACGCCCGCACCACAGTGGAAAAAGCAACGGCGGGAAATCGCTCGTGTATATCGTTCCAACGTCGTAACAGGACGTAGGAAATAGCCAAGTGATCTGTGTCCGCATCCCAATCTGCCTCAGCAACCCACGCCTGCCCCAAGGCGATGCGAGCCTGAGGCGTCCATTGCTCAGGGGGCAACAACGCGTGAGCGCTTGCCGCAGAGGCGACCAGCAACGTGAGGGCGACAACGAGCGTCCTCAGCATTTCTATTACCCGCCCCACCCATCGGGCGGCGGCAATAGCGAATAACTCAGATCGGCAACCGCAGCCTTCTCCGGTTGATATACTTCCTCTATTACACGCAATACCTCTCCGTTTTCGAAGTCGGTACAAGAATAAACGTCCACTACTGCGAACCCGCGGTGGGGCCAAGTGTGAATTGCGCAATGGCTCGTGGACAGCACCACTATTCCCGTCACCCCCTCGGGTTCGTCTTGATCGGGTTGCACTCCGACCCTCAGCAGTTCCTCCTTTATGTCGTAGACGTGAGGCTCCCCGAGGGTGCGCATTTTTATTGAGGCAACAAGTTTTTTCAAAAACTTCCCTGCCAACGGCGCGTCTTTCAGCAGTTCGAACGCCGCTCCGTGAATCTGAATTTTTAAGTGCTTGCCATGTCCCATCGTTACTAACCTCCTCTGTCAAAGTGCCCCCGCTCTCCTCGATGTTTCCGAGTGGCAAAACTCGGGGAGGCAAAGGAGAGCGGAGACGAAATAAACCGTACCACATCACATAACTCCTTCCAACAAAGTGTCAACGCTTTGCCCCGTCTCGTAAGGAATGAAGGCAGGCGCCCACGACTTCCAAGTCCTAAACAGAGGGTGCTGGAGCACGAAGGGGTGCACCAACTGCGCCACGTTCCCAATCTTGCGCAACACCTCCGCTTGTCGAAACTCTGAAAGTTCCTCGACAACCCGCTCCAGTTCATCGACCGATTCTTTGCTGCCTCTGCGACCCAAAACGATATGGCTGTTTCCTTTGTCGAAAACAGCATCAGGAATGCCGAGCCCGAACACGCGTCCTATTGGGATCCGCCCTCGTCCTGAGCATTGTCGGCAGTGCTTTACTTGTTCTATTCTGTGAGAGGTTTTCCAAAACTTGTTTTTGACCTGTCTCTTAACGCGAATATAACGGGTGTATTCCCACTCCTCGCCATCGACGAACGCTTCCCCCCCCGTACCTCTCTCGACTTGCCCAAGCCCCTTGCAAACTGGGCAATGCTCATCCTCGTATCGTGAGCACTTGGGGCACGGAACGAACTTAGAACACGCTAGGCACTCCGTGTATTGCCCCTTCCATCCCGCGAGCCACAACACAGGGCGAGGGCGAGCAAGGAACGCTCGTACAACGTAACGTGATGAACTGCGCTCCATGCCCGCTTCCACTGCCACTTCGAACCCCGTATCGTCCTCAGCATCCGAGAACGCCCCGCGATCCCATGCGAGGTACGAGCGTCGCCCTTTTATGATCCGATACGTCAAGCCATCACCTGAATCCCTGTTACCATGCTCAACTCGACACCATCAACCTCTCCTTCATCGTAAAAGAGGGAGTGAGGAATCGAGACCACAACCGGCCCGTTTATTTTCGGCCACCACAACGAAACCTTCCGCGTCCCAATGCGTGCAACGCGTTCGGTCCTCACGCTACCTTCCGCCGTCTCTATTCGGCATACCTTACCAATCAGTTTGTTTAGTTCATCCATGACCTATTCCTCCTCTTTACTTTCGCTATTCTTCTTAACCCAGTCCCGAGCTAATACGTTAACTGGATTTCGTTTCGTTGTCCTGTTGAATATCTGGATTTCCTTGGGGTGGAGTTCGCTTAACTTCAACGTTCCTTCCCTCAACTTCAACTCGGTCAGCACCATCATTGCCAAGATGAACGCATCACACAAGTCCTCAGTGGTACGAGCGTCTTGCCCCACCGTGTACCGTTCCCACTGTTTTGTAGCGGGCCAACGGCGCATAACATCGGGGACAATATCGGACGCGGTGCCGTCGTGAGCGGCAAACATCTTGACGGATGGGGGATCGATAAATCGAATACAAGCCCCGCTCTCCCAAACCGCATGACGAAACGCCCCACCCACTTCCCCAATCTGGTGCGCGAACTGGGGAGCGCGAAACGCATAGTCCTCGATGCCAACGAACCACGCCGCCGTCCTCCTTACTATCACGGGGGACAACTTATTCCAGAAGGACAATCTAAGCGCTCCGCGTTCGTTCATGTCCTTTACCCGTGTTCCCCCGAAATAAATCCCCACCTTGCTCAACGCCGCAACCTTCGCTTTATCCGTAACGAAATACTCCATGATAATTTCGCCAAGTTCATCCAACAAGACAAACCCCGCATGATTCAACGACACGTCCGCGCCCATGATGTATCTCATCCTACTTCCCTCTCGCTCGTTGTTTGCTCTTTGTTTGAATCAACACCTTTTGAGCAGCTTCCTCGAACGTGAACCTACGGTCTTGATCGGAGTGGGTCCAATACCCGCTTCCCACTTCATACCACCCCAATAGTTCCAACGATTTTCTCGCCGCTATGCGAGTTTTGAAACTCACAACCTTGGGAGTGGGAACCGTCTTGTTCGCCGCAATATTTTTTTTGCTCACGCTCACCTTACTTCCTTCACGATCGATGCCCCGCCTTGTTTCACCACGTGGAGATTTCTTTCGAACTGTTCCGTCAATTCGGGCTCGTGTGTTACAACGAATATGCTCCCGCGTCTTTCCCTCAACTCCTTGAGCAACAAGAATACCCGCGCTTTCCCTTCGCTGTCCAGCCCGTCCAGCACCTCGTCAAGAATTATCAAGTCTACAGTACCTTCGCGCTTTGATACCAAGTCCATCAAAGCGAGGTCCACTGCGATCTCCATCTTGCGCCGCTGCCCGTTACTGGGACGAACGTCGGGGACGCCTTCAATGACCCACGAAATTGTAAGCTCGTCCTTAAGTTCGCCCTTCTTACTTTTTAACTCGCGTTGCGTGGAAATGCTCAGGGAGATATCCCCATCGGATAGCGTCCTCAAGTAGTGGTTCGCCCTGCTGGTGAGGAACGGCATCGTTGAGTCCAGCACTAATGAAGGCAATCCTTGAACGCCAAACCCCTTAACCCAAAAGTCCACAAGCGCTTTTTCCCCGCTTAGTTTTTCCAAGTCCCTTTTTACTTCGTCTATCTCGCGTAAAATCTCCGCACGGCGAAGCTCGACAGATTCCAACAAAGTCTGAAACCTATTGGGCTCTACCATCAACTTCTTAACCTCAGCAAGTTTTCCCCTTGCTATCGCGCGATGGAACTCCTTATCTCCCTCGACCTCCTCCAACAAATTCGTCAAGGTCAAAGAGGTCTGTTGGACAGTCTGCTCGAATACCAACGCCTCGCGGTCGTGCTCTTTGGAACGTTGCTCAACTTCGTTACCCCAGATTTTCAACTCCTGATCCAACTGTGTGCGCTTCGCCTCAAGCGTTGCCTTGTTGGTCTTTTCCGATTCTAACGAGGACTGCAAGGTTTTCCTATGCTGTGCAGGCACGCCAGAGTTTAGAGGCGCGGTACACACGGGACAACGATCGCCGCGCAGTCTCCCCAGTTCTCCCTGTAGGTAGTTGATGCGTTGTTGTAACGCTTGATAGTTGCCCTCCAGTTCCACTCGGACGGCTCGTTTCTCTCGTAACGTTGCCAAGTCGTTGACAACTTGCGATTCCTTAGACTTCAAAACCTTCAACGACTTTTCCGCGTCCTGTTGTTGTTTGCGTAACTGATTGGAACGAACTTCATAGGCTGTGCCAATCTTCTTTACCGTCTCGGCACATGAGGAAATATCTTTGGTCAGTACCGATACTCGTTCCTCTCTTTCCTGTTCAAACTCTGCGGACTCACTCTTGAGGCGTTCAACATCTACCCCGAGCATATTCGCCTCAAGTACCTTCGCGCGATTCGACAGTTCCTCACGTTGCGTTCCCATATCGTGGGCGCGTTCGCGGGCGATCTTTTCGGCGGCGCGATAAATGTCCGTCCTCAATATCCTGTGTAAAGTCTCCTTCCTCGCAATATCGGTACTGGAAAAGAAACGGTTGAGGTCGCCTTGCCCATAGAGGACGGTGTTGCAAAACCCCCGAAAGTCGAGCCCGACAAGTTCGACGATCTTCGCCTGTAACTCCTTCGCGTCCCCGCGCCATTCTTCCCACAGTCTCTTAGCGTCTTGACGGTGATGCAATTTCAGATCGGGCTTGCCCTTGCTACGCGACCTCACCACTTCCCACTCGCCTGATTGAGCACTCAAAAGGACAAAGACCTCTGTTACTTTCTCGCCCCACCTGATCACCTCGTCGTGTTTATCGCCGTCGAGTGTGTCGCCGTACAGTCCCCACGTAAGCGCTTTAGGAACGCTCGATTTTCCCGCTCCATTATTTGTCGCAGCCTTCGTGTCTCGATTCTCTCCAGATATTAACACCATGCCTTGATGGCGCAGGTTGACGTCCAACAACTTGAGGCAGCAAAAGTCCTTTGCTTGTATTCGTTCTATGCTCATTATCCCTCCTTGATTTTCGTTATTGTGGGATACTGTTTGAACACGTCAATAGTGAACTCGGCACCTTCGTTAGTGTTCCTGATGAAACGCCACAGCTCCTCGACCAGATCGAAAGCATCTTGACGATTAAGGGAAAGGGTTCCTATGTACTCCCACCCTTCGGATTCTAACCTCGTCACAAACCCCGAGCGACGGACGTCCTCTTTGTCGCCAGCGATCGCTTTGAGTTCCACTAGACTAACGGGTGTTGTTGTTGCGCTCATTCCTTAACCTCAGGCAATCCGAAACATCGAATGTTATTCCTCACGCATATTCTGAGTACATCCTCCAAAGACATTGCCCTTAATTCTTCGATAGGAATAGATCGACCTCCGCGAAGGATAATGCACGCCTTCAAAACCTCAAGCTCACGCCTTAATTGATTAATCATGGAATCGTCTTTGTCGTTCGTGTTTTCGTTTGTTGCTTCTTCTTTCCGTCCTTTATCGTTCATTTTCTTGCCTCCTCTAGTAGTCCAAGTCCTACTTCTCTTAACTTTACTTTGTCTAGCTCCTCGACGATTGAAGCGTCCAAATACTTTCCCAACGCCTCCTCGTGTTGTGATGGCTCTTGAATCTCCAGCCGTTGCTCGTGTTGAAACACAGGAACGTGGCGGGTAAACACGTTGACCCCGCGTTCCTTCAACGCATCGACCTCGCGTTGTAAGTTCGCAAGCGTCACCTTCGCCTCGGCATGGGTCGCAGGGTAATCAATGCGAACATAGTCTCCTTCTCCCACTACCAGTTGCGATTGAAAGCCCCCGCGCTCCCATACCGCAGAAAAGAATCGAGGGGCGACAATGGCAACGCGTTTATGCTCGATACTCGTTCCAGTGAACGTATAAACCGATACCGCTGTTCCGTTGTTACATTCGCCAAAGTCGAGTTGCATTGGAGCGCCAACGTATTCGAAAGTCCGAACCCCCGATACTTCACTATAATTCCTGCGTTGATAAGTATGGAAATGCCCGCTCAGCACCAGGTCGAAACCTTCGATCAATTCCGAAAGTTCCATCCCTTCATCGCACTCCCACGCCCCATCTCGCATCCCCTTGACGCTTGCGTGAGTTAATAGAACGTTGCGCGCCGTGACAAAGGAGTTAGATTTTTTGATACCGTCAAGCTCGGCACGCATTTCCGAGAGCGGTGCCCACGATAGCGCATGGAAAGCAACGCCGTCCGCTTTAGAAAACGTGTATCCCTCTCCGCTCTCCATGACGGTTACGGAAGCGCCGTTGACGTGAGGAGCGATCGCGGAGAATACGTCCACGAGCGATCGCCCCCCGTACTTAGTGTGGGCATCGTGATTGCCCGGCAACAGGTAGACCTCGTGTTGTGCCGATAGTTCAAGTATGGCGCTAACCCCCGCGCGTAACGTCACGGCATCAAGGAGACGTTTATCGAATATATCTCCCAAGACCATGATGGCATCGGCATCGAAATCGCGCGCCACTTTCCCGATCTGCTTTACGACCTCTATCTGGTCCTTGAGTCTGTCCGTAAGCCCTCGTCCGTCGTCAAGCGGGCGAGCGTAGGGTAGAGCGTTCGAAAAATGAAGGTCAGCGGTGACAACGAGCGTTAGGTTTTTCATCCCACCACCCCCGTCTCCAGTGCGCTCAGCAGTTTCGCCTTTAGCTCGGGGTTGTCTTTCAGCACCCGCACCATTCCCTCTTCCCCGTGATAGCTCTCTCCAGCGAACGCGAGCCAGCCTCCGTGGGCGCGTTCGACGATCCCGACCTTCAACGCTTCCTTGAGAATTGAATCCACGTAATCAATGCCCTTCCCATAAATCACGGTGAACTCCGCACGACGAAACGGAGGGGCGATCTGGTTCTTTGCGATATAAACCTCAACGCGGTTCCCTATCGCTTCCTCGCCCTCCCCCTTGATCGTGTCCTTGCGGGATACCTGCATCAATAGCGAGGCGTAAAAGCGCGGGGCGTTCCCGCCCGCCGTACGCTCCTTCGACCCGTACATCACCCCGATCTTGTCCCGCACCTGAGACACGAGCAACAACGCGATATCCTCGCGGCTCAACATGGGAACGAGTTTCGGCAAGCAACGGCTCCAAACGATCTGCTCCGGTGTTACCAGTTGTTGATCCCATTCTCCCTCTACCGTTGCCTTCGCTTTGGTGGCGTCGATGGAATCAAGGACAACAAGAATCGGAACCCGCTGTCCCGAGCTTCGAAACTCCTGAGCAACGTTTACCATGACCTCGATTTTTTCGAACGCTGCCTCAAGGTATCGGGGCTGTAGTATGACCAAGTGATCTGTGTCCACGCCCAACACCTTCGCATAGTCGGGGTCCAACTTGTGTTCGCTGTCAATGTAGATCGCCATGCCCCCGCGCGCTTGCGCTTCCGCTACACAGTGTAAAGCCAGTGTCGATTTACCCGCGCCCTCCTTGCCCCACAACATAGTCACCCGACCGAGCGGGATGCCTCCGCGCCCAATCGCTTTGTCGAGCGTTGCGCACTGAGTAGAAATTACCCCGCGAATTTTGATCGCCATTCCATCGCTACCGAGGAGCTGCGCGGGGGAGAATTCTTCTCCTCGATTCAACTCCTCGAGTAGCCGCTCCGCGAAGCCCCCCGGCTTGTGCGCCGGGGAGACCTCGCGTTGTTCCTTCTTGCGGCTTGCCATTGTCTTTCCTACTTCCTCTTTTGTTTGGCGATACGGTCAACCTCGGCCTGTATCGCATCAAGTTCGGTGTCCTCGCTGCCGACAGGTTCCGCGGGCGCGTCCTCAACCGCTTCGGGTTCTGCTACAATGTCCTCAGCCTTCGCTCCTCTTGTCTCGACACGACAGACCTTGGCAAGGTCGCATTTCCCGCAAGCATCGTCGTCCTCAAGGAAATCGCCATAACATTCAGGTCGCGCCTCGTCTCCCTGTGACTTGCTCGCGGACGTTGTTGCGCGTTCCTTCTCGGCGGACTTAGATCGCAGATCGATCTCCTCGAAACAAGAATCCCCGTCCTTGCAAGTGCGGCAGATTTTATTTCGAGGCGCTTCCAATCCCACGCCCCAACACTTGCGCCGCTCTTGTGTCGGCGCCTGAGCGAGCGCGGGTGCGGGACGTTCGCGTTCGCTCGTGTTGTTTCGCCGCGTCTCGCGCGGCTCTTGTTGTGTCTGCCTGCGACGGTCACGAGGAGGGAACTCGGTAGCTTCCTCTTCCTCGGCATCAATGCCCAATAGAGCGGCTTCCATCTGATCGGGCGTCTTGATCCAGTTCGCAATCACTCGGAACAAGTCACAGTGGCCGCCCACTCGAACCGCGTCCTCGATCGCGGCGCGTTGCGCCTCGTCGAACTTCGTCGGCTTCCTAAGCGTGTCCTTGTCGATTGACACTTTATAGTCCGTATTGCTGAAATCCTTTCCCGTCCTCGACACTTGCAACAACACAACAGGGTCAAGAGCGGTCAAGTCAATGTCGCCCGAATCGTCCATCTCCGAACACACCCCATCAAACACTGTGGTTCCCGAGAGGTAGACCTTCGGTTCGAAAGGCAAGCGCTTCCAGTCCCGCAATCGCGGAGCCCTGTGGTACATCGGGGTCATGCCTAGTAACCAACGCTTTGTTCGTCTATGCTTCTCCCCGATACCCGCTACCGCCTCGACCATTTCCTCGCTCAACTTCTCCTTCGACGTTGCGAAGGCTTCACAGATCGGGCAACGCGTCCTGGGAGTAATGTCGAGGTTCTTGCGCCCCTTGACGTGATCCCGAATCAACGGGTGCAGAATCACGGGATTCCGCTCGGGGTCGAGACACACAACTCCGCCCTTGCCAACGCCGTAGTGCATCACCACCTGAAGGAAGTTAAGCCCCGCTGTAAAAGCAAAGTCGTCCTCAGAGTGAACTAACCCGTGGAGATAGACTTTATAATCCCCTTCATCGAGCTTCCAAAGTTTTCCTCCTCGGTCGCTATCGCTCCGCGCCTCGTCTCGCCGTTGTCGTACTTTGTCTAAATCAATTCCCATTTTTTGATCTCCTTATTCTGCTTTGTTCGTTATTCATCTTATTCGCCTATTGAGCTACCTCCGCGCGGGGGTGCCCATGTTAATCGCGGCCATTTCCTCGCGCATCCTCGCGCCCTTGGAGCGCAGGTTCTGCGACTTCTCTTTGAGCGCTACAACGAAATTTTCCAATACCGTTTCATTATATCGGCAATGTGCCTCGGCTTGTTTGTAGGTCATGAACTTGTCGTCCGATTCGATCGCGGACTTGGTTTTCCACTCGCTCAACTTCGAGTCCTCAACCAACGACTTATGCGCAACCCCCGCCCGCCACTTCCTATAGAGAGAGTCAAGGATCACCGTCTCGCATCGAGCCGTTGCCAGCAGCGTTCCATAGAAGGCAATCTGGGCCGAGACACGATCCATCTCCTCGTCTATGTTCTCCCCGATACCCGCAACCTCCTCCACGTTGATTTCGAACTCCTCTTTGCCCAACTTTACTTTAACTATCGCGTCCATATTCCTTCTCTTTCCTCAGTTGATTGCTTATCCTGAAATATAGCGTCCTCGATTTCTTCTTCCCCTTTGAATCCGAAAACGAAAACACCCCATTTTTGCGGGACTTCACAGCATTCCCCGCGTAAACTTCATCAATAACCCTTCGCAACAACTCGTCCCCAATGTCTTTAGAACTCAGCCGCGCGCCACAGCAATTGCAATACATCCTAACGCTCGCGGAAATACGGGTGAGAGGTTTAACCTTACTCATACGCCTCAACCTTTTCGTGCTTATCGAGTGACCACGCCCCTCCGTCTATCCCGTGTAAAATCGTCTTGATCAATGCTCCGTTTTTGATGCTAGGTTTCAACTCTCTCCACGAGGACGCGAAACACAAGACGCGCAAAAACTCGCCATTGCAAGCGAGCCCAAACCTGCCCATCGCACGCCCTTCTTTGTCAAAAAGTTCCGACACCCTCGCCACAACTCCTATCACCTTTGCCCTCTTGTCGCTCAGTCTTACAACCCCCGCTCTCCCCAGTTTCTTATCCGCTCGATTATTCCACTCCCTCAAAGTCGCAGGGTGTTCGAGGAACAACTGCTCCGCATAGGACTTAATAGACTTGTCGTCCATCAACTTTCGAATGTCCGCTAGATAGTTGATGTAAACATTATGCCACTCCGCAGACACGTCTCCGCAGACAAGCAACGGGACTCCATAATCTATGACTGGGCGAAACTCCTCGTATAAGTTCCAATCGAGCTTCGCCCACAACGTCGTTCCGCTTGCGCCCTCCAGCAAGACCTTCAACCACTTTCGGTCCCACCCCTTGTGCTCTCTCTCCTTCTCAGTCCCGGGAATGTTTTCTGCCAACGTCGTGTCCCCGACAAGTCTTTCCTGAAAATCTTTCACAGCCCCAGCAAGGTAAACCGTTCCCGTCTCCGCAAACAACTCCTCCGATACATCGAATAAAGCTACCTTGACCTTTTCGTTGATGAATCCTTCAAGGTCCACGAGCGGGTGGGGCAACATGGCAATAGGATTTATTTCAGCGGCAACCGTCAAGCGTTCCCTCTCGGAATACTGAGGCGCGGAGTGAAGGCGCGCACCAAAAGCTTTAACAAACTCCTCCTCTTTCCCTTTTGCCACGTAGGTCCAGAAGGCTTCGAAGTTCTCCACGACCCACTTGGGATTCACGAGCAGCGAATCCAGGGCTCCCGACTTCGCCAACACGAGCACCGTTCTCTTTGTAACAGCCCTTCCCCTCCGTCGCAAAAAATCAACAAGGTCAGCGTAAGCGCCCCCCTTACCGCGCTCCTCAACGATTGATTGCGCTCCAGCTTCTCCAACCCCTTTGATATGCAACAACGACCCGACAATGCACTCCCCATCTTTGTCGAGGGCAAAGCGGGCGCTGGACTTGTTGATATCGGGAAAGCGAACTGTGACTCCGTGCCTCTCCGCGTCCTTAGCGTATCGTCTAACCTGATCAAGGTCGGGTTCGTTCGCCAACAACGCCCAATAGAACTCCAGCGCCCAATGACATTTCAAATACATGGTCCAATACGAGTGCAACGAATAGGAGACGGCATGGGAGTTATGAGAAACAAGCCCGTTAGCTAAGGTGAATAAATGATCTCCCCCAACTTCGATATCAACCACCGGTCGCACACCCGCGTCCTCCCAGCGTACAAGTCTCCGATAAGAGTAAGTCCGAAAGGCGGGTCCTTCAGTATTCGAAGCACAGGAAGTTCCCAAACTTTGCGCAAATTTCCGGATGTGGAAAAGCAGTCTATCGACAAACGAACCAAAGATTTTTTTTGTTTTATTTTGATCCAACGGTCTAAAGCATCGTCCCTCTCTGCTGTTATCTGAAAACGATCTTCTCCCCATAAAGGTTGGAAATGGTGAAGCCCATCTACCTCGATTAAAAAAGGGCCAACGAAATCTACTTGCCGAACCATTGTTCCTATCCGTATTTGGACATTTCTCTTGAAGGTTGATTGATCCAACAAGCTCCAAATTTTTTCTTCCATATGAGAAACCGTCTTCCGTCTTATTTCTCCCGTCGCCATTCGTGCCGACAGCCGTCTCCCTATCTCTTGAATTTTTTCCGGGTTTCTCGTCCGCCACTCTTTTAGGCGCCGCGACCGAGCTTCCAAAATGTCTTGTCGAGAAGAGGTTTTTTTCGCCGTTAGTCTCGCCCACTCGATTATCTTGGCCCTCTCGGCAGGATCGGCCCACCTCTTGCGACAGTTCTCCGCTCGAATATTCAACTTCACTTGTTGGCATACCGTACAGTGTTTTAAGTGCTCGGTCTTTTGCGACCTCACTTGAAAACTCTGGCCGCAAAGTGTCTTCCATCCTCCGAACTTTCGTTTCATCGACAAGCAATCCGGACACGTCCGCTGATGGTCGATAACTTTTTTCATTCCTCGAAGTTCCTGCCCACACCTCGTCTTGTAGAACACACAAGCCTTCCTCAATAATTTCTCTGGTGCTGCATATCCCTCGTTCGGTTTGCCATCTGTGCCCGAGAGTGCATACCGTTGTTGAACCATCATCAAACTCCAACCTAACCGTTGGCCTGTATTCAATCGGCCAAATATGAATTACTTTTTGAGTTGTAGGTTTGCCGTTTAAGAACCCAAATATCTTGTCGCCAGCACGTAACTGCCCGATCTCCTTCTCTCCTTCAACCGTAGCGACTTTTTCGGATATGTCAATACACTTGTTGAAACCGTATCGTCCGAATTTCACAATGGCATCCCACAACTCGTTTCCCACATGCGCGCTCATATCGGGGGTTCGCTTCGCGCAACCATCAAGAAACATCTTGCGAAAATCCTCGATTGCGGCGGCGCCTTCGGACTTGCCGATCTTCTTCCTCAATCTATCAGCTTCCTCAGCAGAGAACCCCGCTACGTCCGTTGCAATCTTGATCACCTGCTCTTGGAATATCAGCAGCCCGAAAGTTTCCTTCGTAATTGCTCCAACTTTGGGGTGGAATAGTTGCTCCTCTGTGCGCTCAGGCCTCTCTTGTCGAAGTTTGTACTCCGTAGCGAAATCTTTGGCGCCGGGGCGATTTACTGCGTTTAAGTTCACCACATCGTTAAAGCCCTTGAACGTAAGCCCCAAGGAACAACGGTGAGCGGACGAACTATCAAACTGAAATACTCCTACGAAATCGTGTCCCGTGAACGCTTCTAGCGTCTTGGGATCGTCAAGAGGAATACCGTATAACGCGAACGCGGGGGAGACTTGTTTGATGGCTTGCTCGGCTTCGCTCAGTACCGTCACCGTACGGGAGGATAAGACGTCTATCTTAATGAGCCCCAACCCTTCAATGCCTTCCATGTCAAACGCCGTTACCACTCCCTTGTTACGGACCTCGATCGGACAGGTATTAACGATAGGCTCTGGCGCAACAACAACCCCCGCCGCATGAACGCCAAAGGATTTCGTAAGTCCCTCCAGCGCCACAGCGTGTGCAACCACAGAAGGATTTTCCGCGGCGAACTTCTTAAAAATGTCCTTGTCTTTTAGCGCCTTCTCGATTGCTCCTCGATCGTCTTGCGGCTCGATAGCGGAGGCGGCAATCGAGACGGACTGGTAAGGAACGTCAAAAACGCGCGCAACGTCTCGCAATACCGCCTTGCCGTTCATCCTGCCGAGGGTCCCGATCAACGCAACTTTTTCCTCTCCGTACTTCTCCTTCAAATATTCAACGATCTCTCCGCGCCTGTCCGCACTAAAATCAATGTCACAGTCAGGCATGTTGATACGCCCCGGGGAGATAAATCGTTCAAACATCAAGTCAAATACGATCGGGTCAACGTCGGTTATCCCGAGTAAATACGAAATGAGGGACCCCGCCGCGCTTCCTCGTCCCGGACCTTTTGCTATCCCATGCTCCCGCGCCCACCTACATACGTCGTATAAGATCAAGAAGTAATCCACGAATCCGTATTTACCCAGCACCTTCAACTCCCGCGCCACTCGCGCGGTATAACTATCGAACTGAGCAGAGGGCAGCTTGTCGAGCCCGCGCGCCCTTATCCCCTCCCCCGCTAAGTTTATCAAATACTCAGCAGAGGATAAGAAGGGAGGAGGCAAGGATACATGAGGTAATCGAGCTTTCAAAGGATCAATAACTATTCGCGCGCTACACCTTTCGGCAAGTTCCACAGTATTGCGCAACGATTGTTCCACTAAGTGCTCAGGAATGTGATGGTGATACTCTGAAAACCCATGCCGCATTTCCTCAGCGGACTTGAGGAAATACTGTGTGCCATCGAATGTAAAGCGATCGTCCGTTGCCATCGTCGCCTTCGTGCCTATCGCCAACATGACCTCGTGGTGCGCCGCGTCTTGCTCCCGCAAGTAATGAGCGTCTTGAGTTGCTAACAGTTTGCACTTCCCGCCCGTCAGTGCCAGACAATCCAACGCGAACTGATTTACCCGTTGTTGCCTTGCCTCGCGTAAATCGTGAGGCATGATTTCAAGGTAAAGGTTCTCCCCGAAGGTATCGTAAAGCATGGAAAACGCTAAGTCCAAATCTTGTGATCTTTTCTCAATCAACGCTCCATTGATCACCGATCCCGCGCACCCCGTTCCCACAGCAAGCCCTTTGCTCATAGAGCATAGGAACTGTAAATCTATTCTAGGTTTATAATAGAATCCTTCAAGCCACGCCTTGCTCGATAGTGCATACAAGTTCCTAAGCCCTTCGTCGTCCAGAGCCCACACCGTCAAGTGTTCAACGCGCCTGATGCCCTTCTCCTTTTCTATCTTCTTAATCTCCTCGCGTGTTCTCTTGCGCTTACCGGAGAAATCAGGATTTACAACGAATAGCTCCCCGCTCGTTTCTTCTTCGTATTTTTCAGCGTCCTCAAGTCCCCGCTGTTTCATGTCCTTGCCAACGTAGAACTCGACGCCATAGACAGGCTTGACCCCATGCTTATTGCACTGAGCGGTCAACAGGTACGCCCCACGGATCGTTCCGTGATCAGTCAACGCAATCGCGCCATCTCCTCGCTTCGCCGCAGCTTGAACATAGTCCTCGACACGGGCGCACCCGTCCAGCGCACTCATATCCGAATGAACGTGAAGGTGGACGAACTCACCGCCCATAATAACCCTCCGCAATCACGGCAAACGCCTTCCCGCACCTACGCGCCTCGTAAGCTGTAGACATATAAAGTCTAAGCGTTGTAAACCTCGCCTCCGCAATACGACAACGAAACGGGGGAACACAGTTGTTTAAGCGCTCAGCAATCTCGACACGCCAACGTCTTACCCCGATTATTCTTGTCATCGCCCCACCCTTCCAATCCTCGAACGTGCAAACAACGCGCGGGGTATGTTCAAGTCTTAGGACTTCACGAGGACGGGTGTCTATGCGATACAGCGACCCTTCGATCGCCGCAACATATCTCTCCTCGCCCTTCTCCCCCAACACGTATGCCGCGGGGTGCGCAAGTTCAAGGCCGCTTAGGAAATGCTGGAATAGCTTTTCACCACGCCTCTCCATGCGCTCTCGGGCAAAGCGCTCCATCATTTTCGAGCGTCCTCTATCCAATGTCGCCCTCGTCCGCTCCGCGTTTATTCTATCCACCCGCTCCTCATTCAACGGTCCGACAACGCCTTGCTTCCTCAAGCGCTCGACCCTACGCATCCAACTTTTTATCTGCCCTATCTCCCGCCTTCTGCTTACGAACCTCTCCGTTTCTATCTCGTTTAGTTTGCAATAAGTTCGGAAGCGTTCACATGCTGTCCGAAACTCACACCTTCCGACGTTGTTTCCTCGCGAAGGCAACCCGTGTATCGTGTTACGCTTGATGCCTTCGCACCTTTCCGCTCCGATGGCGAACGCGCCGAAGCATCGAGGAACCACGCGTGCGGATATTAACTTGTGTTTACTTTTCTTATACTTCACGTTTCCCGTACCCGAGGGGGTCGCGCCACCCGGGCGCCATCACGTCGGACTTGGTTCGCTCTCGAACCCACTCCTCTGTGTTTCTCTGTAATACTCCAATCAATTCTCGTTTAGTCACTCCCCATTCCTTCTCCAAATAATCGACAAGTCTTTTAATAAATCTATTCTCCTGCTCTCCTACCCCACCGCATACTTCAACCGACTTCACAAGCGTCCTTAAGTTCAAAGCGTTTTCCCCCTCTACCCTAAACACTTCCTTCCACCACTCCCTCCACTTAGCTATCAGCGCCATGTCCGCATTCGTCCGCTTTTTATCTCGCAACATTTTCGCCATCGAATACGGTGTTTCCCCTTCCAACTCTTGAGGGAATAGGGGAGCTTGTTGAGACCTGAGCCCGCCCCGTTCTATGTCGTCCTCGACGACCCTAAGCCACTTCGTCCTTCCTTCTTCCGTCTGCAAAGTTATCTTCCATAGTTCGCTCAAGGTCTTTGGCGGTACGCCTACACTCGATAAGGCGCCCTCGCAGTTTGTTGACCCGTTCGCTGCCCTTCCTTCGCTCTCCATCATCTATTGCCTCCAGTTCCTTTAGGATTGCTTGTTGCTCTAGGTTTATCTCGCCTATTCTACCTTGAGCCTTCGAACGTTCCTGCATCCGCTTCCCCCTGAGCCACCAGCGGTTCAGGTTCTTTTCAAACATCTGGATAGGGTGCCCTGCTTTCCTAAGCCATTCATCGTCCCGCGTTGACCAATACCCGAACGCTGCCCACGTTACAACGTCGTAGGCGCTTATCCCTTCGTCCTTCGCTACCATCGACGCCCACTTGGGAATCGAGGACAAAGTTCGCTCGTGAGAAGGAACCAACGAGTAGCGTCCCGCCTCTGCTTTTTTCATGCCTTCATCAATCGCGCCTACAACCTCATCAATCGAAATCGTGCCGTTCCTGCGCTTGAAGGCACAAGCAGGCTCAAGGATTCGCGCAGAAGCTACGGCGTGTATAGACGGGAAAGGTTGGGGGGTGTTGTTGTGGGACTCAGCATACGCAAACACGACCTCGGGGGTAATGCCCGCTTCCAAGCAACTCACTCCGATCTTGAAACAAGCATCCCTCCAAGTCCCCGTGCCCTTGAGGAACTTCTCCCCAGTGCGCTTCCCGCGTATCGCAACGTAAAGCCGGAACACTTCGTCCTCGAGGACTTTCCTCACCCGAGACGTTTCCTCGGCCTCGCTCACCCCGCTCGCCTGCAGTTGCGCAAGCAACGAGGCGCGCCCTGCTGTGTCGAGTCCGAAAAGTTCGGAGCAGGCGGGAGCGAAGTTTTCGACGACCCTGACCAGCTTGCCTTCCCTGCTGGCGTTGCGCTTTGCTGTGCCCGTTCCTTGGGTTCGCTTGGTAGCTCGCGGTTGAGGTTTGTCAAACTCGCTTACGCTCGTTTGTATGTTCGCTTTTGAATTTAGATTCTTAACTCTTAAATTCTTAACTCTTAAATTCTTAACTCTTAAATTCTCTTTACTTGCTAACGCAAGTAAGGGGGGCGCGTGACGGTCTGTGACGGCATCGTCACACTTCGTCACATGACCCTCCTCGCCTTGCTCTTTGTGACGGCCTGTGACGGCATCGTCACACTTCGTCACACCGTTCACCACTGGGGTTCGTTTTGTGCGCCATCGTTGCGTTCGTTCCGCTCCAGACAGGGGCGGCGGTTCAACTTTCAAAGCTCGTGTCCTCGAGGTTAACAATTCGCCCAGTTCGATGCACTCCTTCAACCCTATCTCCACAATTTCTTTCGGTAAGCTCGTGAAATATTCCACCACTTCGTTCAGGCTTTTATTCTCAATATTCGCGTGATTTTTTGCTGTTTTGATTAACGTGGCTATCAATGCTTGGGCTTCCCAACTCAGTAAAATATTCCCCGCCGCCTCGTCTTTGAGGCGAACGTGTTGAGGAGCGTCACTCATGGAGCGACCTCACAGAAAAGGGTGGCCTCCCTCTCCGATAGGGTATTTAGTTGCGCGATTAGGGGGGGGCGAAACCACGCAACATGGACGGGGACAAGCAATAAACCCCGACTATATGCGCCCGATCTTGGGGAGAGGGAGGCATAAAAACTTTCGCAAAGTTTCGTCATAGGTGCTTGTGAACGCTAAGAATAAATCGAATAAATCAAAAAGTAAATAAAAATCGTTACCCGTCCACCACGCTCACCTTGAACGCTCGTTCTTTTCGATACACGCCCATCCTACTCCTCGAGTGCTCCGCGAAATAGGGATGGGTTAAATCAACGAAATCCACAATAAAAGCACGCTGCTTCCCTGCGTGAGGAGTCAAGCATCGTAACCTTTGGTAAGTCCTCTTGATATCTGACCCGCCTTCTGCAATCACCACCGCGTCAATCTCGGGAATGTCCACTCCCTCGTCGAAAATCGTCCCAACTAACACGAGTATATCCCCATTCTTGAATCGTGATACCTCACGTTCCCGGTCCTCGGTCTTGGTTTCGCCGGTCAAACAAGCGTACCGAACTCCTAACTTGTCGAGACGATCGCACAACTCCACAACTTGTTCCAGCCTGCTCGATATCACAACAACGCGCAGCCCTTCCTTTGACATACGGAAAGCCTCTGCGGCTATCTTGTCGTTTCGGTAATCGTTGAGGATGATTGCGTCCTTGTGAAGTTTCTGGGACCAACGACGGCGCCCAAGGTCGGGCTTCCGAATGACGTGCAAAGATACCTCGGGGCGGACCAAATAGTTTTGATCGATCAAGTCGCTCATAGGAACATCGATCAAGATGTCCCCGGTACAAGCGTGAAGCCAGATCACGCCAAGTTCCGTTTCGCGTTCGTTGTCGAAAAACACAGTTGCCGAAAGCCCGAGTTTGTAAGGAGCGTCGGAATCGAGTAGAGCCTGCCTCCACGTTTCACTTTTCAAGTGGTGAATCTCGTCCGCTATCACGAGGTCGGTTCGTTGCAGGAGTTCAAAGTACTTTTCAAACGTTCGCCCACGGGCCGAGGACAGGGTTTGAAACGACGCCACGTTAATGTCCCGCTCGTTCCATTCCCCATCTCCCATTACGCCAACGTCAACCTTCAACGCTTTTTCCAGCGCTTGTCGAGTTTGATGGAGCAGGAAAGTTGCGGGGACGAGAAATAGAGTCCTCACGCCCAGCCGGGCAATGATTGCGGCAGCGGTGCGGGTCTTGCCCGCCCGAGGAGGCATCTTGACGATGCCCCTCCCGATCGTTCCCAAAGCCCCCTGCGGTGTCGTGGCGCACGTAAGCGCCTCGCACTGATAGGGTCGGAGCCCGTCAACGGGCGCGAGACGAAGGAAGGACGCGGGAAAGCGCCGACAGTCCTCGAAATCAAACTCCGTGCCTTGCTCTCTCAGCGTTGCCATGACGTCGTTAGCCATGCCAGCGGGGAACCTGAGACTGCCATCAGGTAACGCCTTTGCAAGTCTCACCCTACCGTCCCACGTGTGCGCAACAAAGCGAGGAGAGAAACGCCGCCCCGCCATCAAGTAGGAAGTCCTTTGGGAGATTGCCTTGAGGACTGCCGTGGGGGCTCCGTACAACCTCCCGTGTCGATTATCTAAGGTCAGCCTCACTCCTACATTATCGCACAAGGCGGGGGCGGGGTAAATGAGAAAAGCGCCTCACCCCCCCCCCGCCTCCCCAGAGTTTCCAGAAGGCGTTTTGTTGTCGGGGGCACAGAATCGTAGCTCCCCGGAGGTGAAAGTCGGAAATAGAGGGTGCTATGGCGGGGCGTTTAGGGTGCGCGAGCCCAACCAAGTCACCGTTACGACCTCGTCCAACTGCTTTGCCGTTTTTCTCAATTCTTCGAGCGCTCGGTCAATACGTTTCGGGTCTGCGGACTCGACCGCGTCTTGAGCATCCAGCCGGGCCTTGTCGAGTGCCAGCCACGCATCATTGAGCGTTGCACAGTCTGCCCGCAGTTTGCGCAACGTCACGTCCGCGTCCGCGTCCTTGTCCACTACCCCCCTCGCCTGCAGCTCCCGCTCCCTCACGTCACACGCCGCCCGCGTTGCCTCAATCGACGGGACGAGGACTGTCTGGATTACGTGCAAGAGGGAATGGATTGTGGAGATAGAGGATGCAAACTGAGAGGGCGAGCAAGCCGCCAAAAGCCCCACGGCAAGGAAAGGTATGGCAAGCCGGGCGATCAAGCACTCGAACAGACTGGTCAGGATTTTTCTTGCTTTGTTTTGCATCCTCGTCCTCCTCGGTTTTCTTACACGCGGTAGCGGGTGCAGGAATCGAACCTGCCATCCTCATGAAGTTGCAGGGAGAGAAATCGAATCTCTAACCTCGTGGGTATGAGCCACGCGCGCTGCCTTTGCGCCACCCTGCACAAGTTTTTCCAACTCAATTAATCCATGATCTAGTTCCCAATGATGATTAGGACACAAAGTAACCAGATTTTCAATGGCATTCACAGCCTCAATTTTTGTTGCCCCGGAAAATTTGGCGATAGCGCGAACATGACAAATTTCTACGTGCCGATCGTACCCACAGACGAAGCACACACGCTGCCGTTTCGATCCTAAATAAATATGTCTTGCGTGGTTTTGAATGGAGGAACGCGAGGACTGATAACCTTTGCAACGATCACGATGCTCTTCCAACTTATACCCCTTTATTTTTTCACGTTGATGGCAATCTTTGCAGGCTCGCAGCCTCAACCCTTCTGGAATAATTTTCCCGCAGCGTTTGCATTTACGAGGAGATTTATCGCGCTTGCGTTCTTTATTGGTCGTTATCGCCGCGCAGGATCTTGAACAGTATTTCCGCTTACGCGTGTCAGCTATTTTACTTTTACCTTTTACCGAAATAGTTTTGCCGCAATTTTGGCATATCCGGGGAGAAGAATAATAGCGACTTAAAGCGGCTTGCCGACTTATTATCGCTGTCGCCCGTCCACCAAAACTTTGAGGACTAATTGGATCGTTCATCCTCTCAGTTTAGCGGGTAAGCGTTACGAAATCAACAAACCTATGCGTGCCTCCAGTACACCTACCCGCAACAACTACCCTCCACACGTTCGAGTGAAGCAAGGCTCCATGTTCTGCCTCAACCTCCACTCGTTTATTCTCAATATGCGATCGTATTCGGATGAGCGAGTCACGGCGTCCCGAATCGGATCCGTCACCCGGTGAGCCTCGCGGCTCGCTCGATCCTGAATTATGTCCATTCGAATTTGCTGTACCGAATCCTTAATTTCGGTAACGGCTTTTTCGTGAACGTCGAGGCGCTTCTTAATTTCGACGTGTTCCTGAGTATTCGTGTCCTTCAACGTCTTGACCTCTTGTGGTTCGGCACCTTCGGGGAACTGAAACGCCCCGCCCGCCGCCTGCAGTAACGCCGCTCCCCACCCGCCACCGCCCACCAATACGATAATCCCCGCAACGACGATCCACTTGATCCTTACGGTCAGCGTTGACGGGCCTATGGAGATTGGCGGATCAGTATTTCCCATGTATACCATCTTACCAAGTTTGTAGGTTTCTGTCACCTTCAAACCCCCGTCGCCCACTGAAAGTGCATGGGGTCGGGGTTGCTGTGAAACTTCGCGCCCCACGTAAATCCAGCCGCCTCGAAAATCTGCACCACACCCGGGTGAATCCTGCTCGGGTGCCCCGGAGGATTTTCGCTCCAGTTTACATCACACGCGATTGCCCACGAGTGCAGGGAAAGAGGTTTGCTCGGGTCGTTCATCTTGTGCCGCGGCGCCCACACCGCGAACTGTCGGACCTCGCTCGACAGCCCTTGCCTTTGCACCTGTTCGAACACTTCGAAAAATACGTCCGCGAGTTTCTTGTGGACGATTTCCTTGCCGACAACAGGGAGGAAAATAGCGACCGTGTTGTCCTCACTCCACCCGTTTGTGATCTTGATCCTCCCACCCTCCGCGTTCACGTATTGAATTTGCCCAAACACGCGCGCCACGTTGTCGAGCCCATGAGGAATCTCGACCACAGAGGCGATTGGATGCGGGACGGCAACATCTCGCGCAATCGCGCCCAACGTCACCTCGTCCACTGTCCCTGTAACAAACCTTTGCCGCTGGTACTCTCGTACCGCGCTCTCCGTGATGCGTCCATACTCTCGATCCATGCGCCCGTGATAGTACCCGAGCTTGCCCAAGTCCTCTTGTAACTTGCCGACCTCCGGCCCTTTGTCTCCAATGTGAAGTTCCATTTTGCTCTCCTATAGTGGGATGGGAGCCAGGTCGATTCCCGTGAGCCCGTGACGGAGTGTGGTGAACAGCCCCCCGTGAGGATTGCCAGCGTCCACTTTGACCACACCCCCAAATACCCACGCTCCTTGCGCAAATCCCAACCCGTAGACGGTAAAGGCGGGAAGATAAGTCGAATCAATTGATGCTAAGGACGCGAGAGGATTCCACGAGGAACCATTGTCGATAGAGACCCACAAACTGTTTAACGATCCCCCGCATATCATCAACCCCGTATCGTCCGAACAAATTGAGAATCCTTGGATCAGGCCGTCAAATACCGCTCCAACATCGTTCCACGTCGTACCGTCCGCAGAAGTGGCGACCTCGCCTCCCTCCGTGATAAGACTAAACACGGTTCCGTTCCACGTGATATCGTTGACCGCGTGGGTGATCGAAGCAGGGAGCGTCCGGGCCGTCCAAGTTTCGCCGTCTGGACTGGTGAGAATTTTCGGCACCCCACCGCCCGATCCACCCGCGACAAATAAGCGCGAACCGTTTGGCGTTCCACAGCATACACAATTTAAATCACAGTTTGGAACGCCTGTTGTTTTCTGAACCCACGTTTCCGCGTCCACGCTACAAAGGATCACCGCATTGCTCCCATCGTTTTTCCCAACCGCGATAAATAACATAGCTCCATCCGAAATCACGTCATTTAAGATTGCAATTGTTGGAGTTATTTGTTCCACCCACGAACTAAAGTCCGGCCCTTCCCCCTTCGCCACAAAAGAGTCTCCCCCTGCCTCTCGGGAGCCAACTACCACAAACACCCCGTCTTTGCTAAAGTTAAAAGGATCAAAACATACGCTGGTTAAATAGAGATTTTTGGCAACCGTATCGTACTTCCAATCCTTGCCCCCGTAACTCCAATAAATATAACAGGGCGCTGGGCCAGGCAGTTGAAAGGCTACGGCGCAATAAACAGGAACAAGACCAATACCGCTCCCGTTATTTACCGATCCTCCCGCCACTTTCGAAAATACTCGGTAGTCCGTTCCGTTGTTGAACCAGTTGAGTATAGTAGATGCAAACGATTTCCTAAGTTCCATCTTGCTCGTATGCGCCTCTGACCAGTCAGAAAGCGAGTAAGGCAAAAACCGTTGCCCCGTCACATCGAACACTGTCGGACTAGTTCCGATCCCGCTTCCCTTTACTTTGCCAACCCACCAGTACCCCGATACGTCGAATAAATCCCCGCTCTCTAACGTCTTGATAGTCGGCCCGATAAGTCGAACCTTGTAATGGGAAGCGTCCGTATCTACGCTCCCCACCTGCTGTCCGAGCAAAGCCGCCGTCTCGATATAGTTTTCCGTTTCCCCGCCATCCCACTGTACCGTGCAAGTCTCGATGGCGACGGACTCGCTCGTTCCGTTTTGCGCTGGGGTAATCAACCAAACCTGCACCTCTCTCCCCGCGTTCGAAACGCCTGCCTCGGTAATGGTATCGACGACCAAGCGCAACGTGGTCCCTTGATCCGTAACTTCATCGGGGTAATCACATTCCCCAATTGCCTCTTCCCAGTTTATGTATTCGGGATATCCGGTGCGAGGATTGACCTGTACTCCGCTCGGTATCTCGCATTTTTTGAGCGCCACTTGGTAATACGTTGCGGAGGTGTTCTCAAAGTAATAGTCCTCATCACAGGTGTTAAGCAGGATATTTCCAATCGCATCCGTGCCGTAGAAGGCTCCGGTCAACTTAACTCGATCCGTCTCGCTACTCGACAGGGTTATCCTTGTGCTGCCGAACGTGCCTTGAAGGGTATAAACCCTTGCGGTCAGAGCCTTTACAGAGTTTATCAAGTAATCAAGGAAATAGTCCTTGAAGGGGCTAACACCCATCAAACGTTTAAGGGTAATGTTTACGAACTTATCCTGAGTTGTCATGGTACTCACCTCTTACGAGTTAATTTCGATCGTATCAGATTCGAGAGGCAAAGGCATAACCTCAACCTCGTCTATCGTTACCACACTTTTCTCCGCGCCTAACCCCACGTTCCCGGAAACGAACGCGGTAAGATAGTCGGCGTCATCATGCACCAATACATTATCAACATAAAACCTAAGCCAGTTCGAGTAAACTGGATGGTCTGAAATCTCGAACCGATACGCGTACCAAGCTCCCAAGTAAATCGGTATTCCTATCTCGTTCCGAGTATAGGTTACAGAGGAAACAACGCTCCCACCAACAACTTTAGAAATCGTGATCGAACTATTCCCGTCCACACCAAACACAATCCGAGCCGAATAATAATCGAGCCCGTCCGAGCTCACCATCTGGCGCATTTCAAACACCGGGGAGGATTGCGAGGACTCGACCTTTGCTTTTACCGTGTATAGACCATGCCCGAAATCTGCCCAATTGACTGAGGACAGCAACGTTCCCACCCCACTCGCGCTATCCGCGTCAATCTCCATCGTTCCCCCGCTCACGCTCACAGTGGCATCGGTCAGCGTAGGATTCCATTGTGTGAAGTCCGCATCCTTTTCGAATAAATCGAGTAAGCCCAAATAAAATACCTCGAAGTTTTCGCCCGAAGGGCGCATCAACCGCAGCAGGGACAACACGAGGTCGCGGTTAAGCGCTCCGTTGTCCACAATTCTAATCGTGCTCCAGTACTCATCCCCAAGCCCTTCGCCCGGGTGCGCTATAACCCATGGATCCGAGTGAGCGTGTTCCTCCCAAATGCCCGTCTCCTCCATGATCCAGCGATAGTCGAACCAGTTCAGGATTCTATTTCTCGCTCCCGTTGCGAAATACAAGATTTCCCGCGTTGCGCTTTCCGGCCCGCGCCTGCGCCACATGGGAACAGATACGGAAATCAAACGCCTCAATTCATCATAAGAGAGCCCATCCGTAATGCTCGACAAGTCGGGGGTCCATCCGACTATTCTCTTGAGGTACTGTAAGAGTTCATCAGGACATTTTTCGACGTCCCACAACTCGGGGACGGTCTTATACAACTCCACAAGACGCTCCCATACGAGTTGCGGGCCAAGGAGCCAACGCCACAATAACTTATTCCCTACACGCTGGTCTTCCATGCGCACAGGTTCAATTAAAAACTCGTATAGGGAACGCGGGGTCAGCAGGACGGTGGGAACTGCCTGCCCGTAGACCTCGGACTTGTCAATGCTCAACGTGTCCGAAAAATCCCTTAGGAAAAAATTTCCGCGATAAATAAAGTCCGAGATTGCGAGACCATCGACAAAGGTTCGGTCGTATTCCGCAAAGTGGTCACAATCTTCGATAAGGGTCATAGTGTCCGCGATACGGACCTCAAACGTCACCCCGACCGCCAACGTTTCGCTCAAGGATAGAGAGGAAGAAAAATCTCTCAGGTACCGCGCTTCGAAATTAGTCCGCTCCGTTAGCGTCAACGAATCGAAGGAACCGACAAACCGCTCCGCTTCAATCTCGATCCACTCCCCCTCCATCCCCACTGTGTCGTTTTCCTTACGCTCGAAAGTTTCTTCCTTCGCAACTTCGTCCAACACCTCCAACGTTTCAGTTTCGGTTTTTTCCGCTTGCAGTTCCGTACCAATTGTTTCGACCAACGTAGCCGAATCCTGTGTTTTCCTCTCGCCTTCGTACTCCTGCTCCAGCCTATCCTCCGCCCCGATTTCATCCGCAAGAGCTTGTGCCTGATCAACCTCGCTCCTTACCTCGTCATTCAATACCAACGAATCCGCTCCGGCTGATAACCCCATCTCTTGCCCTAATCGCAACTCATCCGAAAATTCAAATTCATCGGAGGCGGATCTTCCAAACTCGAACCGTTGAGAAATCTCCTCAGCAACGTCCATGGAATCGCTCGAAAGGCGCTCCATCGACAATTCAAAATCCAGATCACCTCCGAATCTATAAATCTTTCGTTGGTTACTGATCCCAACGTAGACGGAGGAGCGATAAGCAACAAGCCCGGAAACAGGAGTGGAAGCGCCAAAGTTGTAAAGGGTTTCCCCCACGTTTATCCCAGGTATCAAGTATCTTTTGATAGCTCCGTTATGCTCGAAATAGACCCAATCACCAGCCACAGACAAATCGAGCGGCCAATAGGAAGGGCTTGGCAAAAAAGCGAATGTTGCTCCATTGTTTTCGACCGCTGTCTTGAGTACCTTTTTGACATGGACCACAGTTGTGCCGTTAGTGAAAATCACCCAGTCCCCATACAACGTCAAGGTCATCGGTCCATTAGAGGCTTGAGCATTGGTTACATTCGTTACGCTACCACCGTCCTTAGCAACTCGGCGCACTCGTAAAGACGGGGTATTGGTGATCCAGTACAAAAACCCATCATCCTTTTCAAGCCCTTGAATCGTTCCTTGTCCGGTAACGATATCCTCAACGCTACCGCTTCCATCACAATGTATTCGTTGTATCTTCCCGCCGCCAGTAGTCCACCAAACGTATTCGCCATCCGTTACCACTTCGCCGGGATTATTCAAACCGGTAGCAAGATCGGTCACAGATCCACCGCCGATAGGAACCTTGCGGATTGCTCCTCCCCACTTATCAGCAAGGTAAACGTTGATCCCATCAACGGCAATCCCCGCTACCATAGACTGTCCAGACGCCAAAAGCGAAGGAACTCCGCCGCTTATCGGTAAGGAGTATGCCCTCTGTAAAGTATCATCTGTCCAATACAGATATGGCCCCCACTTGACCATCCGAAAAACATATGAATAGCCATCTTGTAAGAGGTGTGACGGAGTTACGTCAATAGAATCCGAAACGGACTTAGTTGATTCCCCCGCGATCGATAATAAATCCGAAATCTCAGCAGAGTCCGAAATCGGCTTGTGAAATTCCCTTCCACTTGAGAGTAAATCCGAAGCACCAATAGCATCCGAAACCAACTTGTGAAATTCCCATCCACTTGAGAGTAAATCCAAGACTCCAACAGCGTCCGAAACTGGCTTGTGAAATTCCCATCCTCTTGAAAGTAAATCCGAGACTCCAACAGCGTCGGTAACGAGCTTCTCAATCCCAAGCGATCGATTGAGGAGGTCGGTCGCATTAATCGTTTCCGAAATCGCACGGAGAGAATTTACCGAACGCGCAAGCGCATCGGTACTCGACACAGAATCGGAAATAGATTGTTCAAACAGTTGCCCAACCTGTGCGAACGTGATCCGAAAATATATCTGCCTCGTAGTATTGTTAACGACCCATTTAATCGTGTCTTTGTCCTGATAAACTCCACGCCGCTCGAAAGTGGGCGACCCTCCCGGCGTTCCAATATCACCGTTGCTGTCAGCCAATACGGATGCGCCGGTATCTCGGGCTCTCTCGCTCGTGTTTCCTGTGCGGGTAAATAGCCCGCTATACTGATTAAGTCCCCCAGAAACTTGAACCGAACCGACGAAAGAAGATCCAAGCGTATCGTTCACTTGGTCAGAGTTGCTGTCAGCTCCAAATAGGAGCATGGCGGCAATGCTCTCCCCGTTGGCAAAAATCACGTCGTCCTGATTTGTGTCGGCTACCCCGGAAGCGTCACCGTTAGCGACCTCACCTTCCAAATAGTATCGCTTGCCGTTAAAGTTCAACGCGAGCACCTGAACATCATCGGCATTAGTGAATCCCGTCCACGAAAATCCGTTCGACAGCCACTCCGAAATCCAGTTCCGCCAAGTCAAAGTGCTTGAATCGGTTTGTTGTGAGAAGGCTCCCGGTGACACCACGTGATTGAAATTAGATGCGGCAGGTCCTGCCGATAAACTCCAACAACCACTCGCTCCGCCCTTGCCCGCAAACCCGAGCATCATCGCGGCAGTGGTTCTTATCTGGTCAGTCCATCCGTCGATACACTGAGAAATACCAAATAGAAAATCCGGTGCCCACGGGTAACCCGTATGGCTCGCCGTGTCGGCTGAACAGGTTATCATGGTCGCGCGCAGATCCGCTCCTCCTAGCGCGATGTATCGCAACTCCTTCCCACTTGAAACCGCCGTCCAGTTGAGCCTAAAGCCGTTCGTAATTTTACTGTAGGTAGCCAGCATGTCCGGGGAACCAAGCGTGCTATTTCCCGCCGTGTAATAGCCGACGATCTCTCCATTGCGAGAGTAGCCGCTATGCGAAGTCCCCCCGCTATCATGCCACATTCCGACGCATCCTTGAGTTACGCCTGTCACCCCGTCGTCCGCTCCGGCGCCAAACATCAACTCGGCGTCCTCGGTGACGTTACCATCCGATACGCCAATAGAAAAAATCAACAACGCCTTCACGTCAAAACCGACCGTTGTATCCTGATTCCCTGTACTGCCGGGACAAGTGATCGTCCCGGTCTTAACTTTGATATCCGCTTTGGTAGTACTATCCGAAGGTTGAATAATCAGAGTAAAGGAACAAAACTCGTTATTAGTAGAACGATTGATGGTTGGTGCACCAGTGCTTCCAGCCGAAGCAAACGCCTTGGTATACATCCCGTAAGAGAGGGCGGAACCGACATCCTCTTCGCTACGCTCGGTCCACGTTGCATCCGAGATATAAATATCAACGGTCGCATTATTGTACCAAGTGTAGGCGATGACAGCCATCGTACCATCGACCTCGGTGCTCTGTGCCTTCGTGGGAATAAGGTCGTCGTTCCCAATAACCCCTGAATAGCGCCGAATCGGTTTGGCTTGATCTACTCCGCGATACACCGTTAAAATCGAGCCGACATACATCGAGGAACCGAAGTTAAAAGTCGGATTCGACTCTGATCCCGAAGTGGCGATTTTCCAAAAAGAGATAAGTCGAATAGGTGTATAATCAACGCACGGTCCCCAATGCCATCCTGCAGGCGGATAGCAATGCATATTGGTAGTGTCGCCGCCTCCGTATACGTGCAAGGTTACGAGCAACAAATCACCCGCCTGATGTGACGGCATCGTGATCGTCAGGCTCGTGCCCGGATTGGCAATAGAGGCCGCGCTTTTGCTGATATAACTGACCGCCACTTCAAGTTCCTATCGTGATAGTAATGGTTCCCGCAATCGGAAGTTCCGTTGAGCCAAGCGATAAATCCGCCGCCGCCATCGTTCATATAAGGCGAAGGAATCAGAAATTTTACGGGTTATCAGGGTCACGGCTTATTAACCTTCAACGATAGCGATTGACCCCGCCACAGGCAACTCGTAAGCGCTCAAAGTTAAGTCGGAAGCGCTACCGTTAATTTTTAGCCCTGTTACTCGGTATATACTGGGGTCGGCGGCAAAAATCTCGTGGTAAATGCGTGATAAATAAACGTCACCACCAAAACTCCATTCAAAGTTAATGCCATCTGCTTTTTTTGCATCGGGTTGAAGAAGAGCCGCGATAACCGCCTCGATTGCCGAGATACTGACCGCTCCATAGACCGTTGCTTCAATGTCCACGATCTTTCGTTGATAGTTCAACGCGAGAACCTCTTGGTTCGCTACGAGGCGTTTTCGCACAGGTGGGAGCGCGGTATCGTCTCCGTTAAAATAAGTCTGTATCTCCTCGAGTTGTTCCGCACTCGCAACCCCAGCTCCCGACACAGCAAGAATAAGAATAATGGTCTTGGGTAACGCCAGCCCTCCCTCGATTGCACAAGCGCGAATAAACGGACGCGCTCCTGCTTCATTTTCATACTCCAGCGTCAATAACTCCACATCGTCCGGACCTAACGCAACCTCACTGATACGCAACGAGGCCGGGCCCCTGACCTTCGCTATTTCTAAGCTCTCCTCGCTCGCCACGTCCGATTCCTGCCAACCTATTGCGGGTCGAGGGTTCCAGAGAGTATTTACCACGGCCAACCCCGACTTATCCGCAACGATTGTCCCCGCGCCTACGTTCCCGTTATCGTTCGCGCCTTTACGATACGTTACCGAAACTACCCCGCTGGGAATCGCTCCCGTTACCCCGTCTCCGAATTTTATACTCGCCTTATCATTCTCCCCGAGCACCACGCGATAATGACGATCGGTGGAAACGCTCTGGAGGAAGTTCGTCACGCGTGCCCATGTCGTGCCCGCTACCGTTACCGTATCGCTCCCGTCAATGAATCCCTCCTGAGACGTTGCGAAGGTAAGCCCCGCGGTCACTCCATCTCCAGTGCCGATATTCGAATCAATCTGGCGCTGTCCTTGCACCGCGACCGCCTTCACGTATTGCCCCCCTTGATCAATCCTTAGCCGATAGATTTCGGGAGAGGCAGGGCCGGAGACGGAAATCAAGCGATAGCGCAACCAGTACGCCTCGATTCCATTGACCTCGCACTTGTTCCACTGTTGCGTCAAGGACTCGGGGAGAGTGTAAGAGACCGAGCCTCCCGCGTTCCAGTTCGAAGTGCTATCGGTCGTGGTCAACTCTTTCCACTCCGTTCCTACCGTGTAATCGTTGACGTCACTTGCGTTCGCCTCGCTTACCGTCTGCCCAAGGAGCGTTGTCGTGTGAATCTTATTTTCCCCCGACTCCCAAACCGAAACGCACTCCTCGTAGGCTCCGGAACTGTCGAGTTGAACCCGAACGATTGTGCCTACACGTTTCGCTGTGCCGAGGATGCTATTGACGCCGAATACCAACGTTCCACCGTCAACAACCTTCGTGCCCGGCTTCCCCGTCAAGACGTCGCCATCATAGTATTCCCAGATACCTGTGAGCCCGCTCCCACCCGTTTTCAATGTTACCCCGAGCTTGTCCCACATGACTCCAGAATGGCCGACGTAAAGCATGTCCCCAGCGGCAGGCGTAGCCCACGGAACAAAAGAAGCGGACGGACCCGTGTTCGCCTCAAGCGTATAGTCCGTATAAACACTACTTTCCAAAGCGAACACCGCGGTCAAAAACCCGTTGGCGCTCGCGGCGACACCCAACGCCTCAAGGAACTCGAAAGGTACGGACTTCTCGGTAAGGGTAGCGCGGGTAGCGACTTGGGCAAACGCCGATAAGACCTGTGTGCTTGCGGCTAGAGCGGCAGTCAGTTTACATACAATATCAGCAGAGGCGGGATTGGCGGGAGATAACTCGTACCCGATAAGACGAAGCATGTTCCGCACGACCTCAGGGAGCTTAGCGGTGGGGAGCGTGGATTCGTTTGCCACCATGTCTATATCACACGAGTTAAGATGCCCCACCAGCGCCATCGCGCGAAGCGTTTGGATCAAGGGGTCTTGCGGGGATTCGTCCGTGTGCTCGGGGCAATTAATGCGTTTATCTGCAATCAACGCCTCAAGAATTTGAGGGTAATAAAATGCCGTCCACTTGAAATTCGGAACGCTTATTGTTGTCATTATTCGGGCCTCGTTGAATAACTCTTGGCGAACTCCTCGACCTTGTCACTCTCAAGGTTAACATATTTGAAGGTAACTTTTAATTCTCCTTCCGCCTCAATCGTGAATTCTACCGTTTCTCGCATCAATCTAAAAAGCTTCCTTTGCTCGAAATCAACAAAGATCGCGGACAGGCGGCTCAGTATGTCCGACCTTAGTTCCGTCGTGTCTCCTTTGAATATCGGGGCGTCCCCAAGGTTTATGTCCTGTTGGAAAGCGTGGGCGCTCTCCCCGCTCGACAACGCGATGGAGATTAATTGAAAGGCTTGCTCGTCCCCTTCGACCATTTGGGTTCGACCTGCCTTGTCTACGCTTACAGGTATTTTAATTCCTCGTGACATAACACCTCAAGATAACCCGCCGGTGCTTTTATCGGGGTCTCCCGTAAGACTAACTGGCGCGGCGTTGGGAACCCCAGCTTGTGCAGCTACAAGAAAAGTTCCTGTTGGAACAGTGACTTCCGCTACCGCTGTTTTAACGTAAGTGTCTATCGCGTTCGCTAAGGCCTGCGCCGCTTGCGCCGCGGTCTTTGACGTTCCAAGGTCTTCGAATACGGATTGTATAGCCGTTTTCAACGTGGTCTTGTTAAGGGACATTTTTTTCTACCTTTAGCTAATCGAGCGGACAAGGTGGGAGTTGTGGAAGGGAAGGTAAAGCAGGGAAAGGGGGGATAAGAGGGGGGACAGGCGGGAAGGGGATACCTGGAATCGGAGGTAGGGGGATAGCAACTTCAAACGAAGGCAATTGTGGAAGGGAAGGTAAAGCAGGGAACGCAGGAAGGGGGATAGGCGGGAAGGGGATATCTGGAATCGGCGGTAGGGGGATAGCAACTTCAAACGAAGGCAATTGTGGAAGGGAAGGTAAAGCAGGGAAAGGGGGGATAAGAGGGGGGACAGGCGGGAAAGGGATACCTGGAATCGGCGGTAGGATACATTTCGACACATACTACCTCACCATAAGCACTTTTGCCTTTACGACGTCAAAGGCCAGAGGCGGTACTTCAAGAGGAGGACCACTTGGGCCGGTGCCGGTCGGGTGCGTGTGCGCTCGGAAGATTGTCAAAAACTGATTGGCAAGGACGGCGGGTTCGAGCAACGCCAGCGGGCTCCCGTCGCCTCCTACGTTCACCGTGGGCGCCTGTATCTGAATGTACCCACCCTTTGCGCTAAGTTCGATAAACCCACCTTTCTTGTCCACGAGCTTGATCCCATCCGTGTTTGTCGCAAGCAGGTTCCCAAATTCGTCAATCACCGCAAGTTCCCCGCTTGCCGCGTTGAGATAAATCAACGATCCGTTTTTGTTGGCGACAACGACCGACCCGTCCTCGTCAATTGAAAATATCGCATAGTGCCCCGCTCCATCGTGCCACGCGAGATTGATCTTTCGCGCTCCCTCCGTATCGTCAAAGCACAACACATGCCCGCCCGGAGTGCAAAACCCACGCCTCTTGCCGTAGTTCGTCTGGAACATTTCATTGGGCGTGACGGTGGGAGAAAAGAACCTGTCCCCGCACCAGCGAACGTTGGGAGTGGAGAGAAACGATTGTCCCCGAACCTCGTCCGTCGAGCTTCCCGCATCCACTTCGATTTCTACTTGCTCTCCTACGTCCGGCACCAACACAAAACCCCACGTCAACTTGGGCTCGACCCACTGATTATAAACGACCTTCTCGCTTCCCAACAAAGCCCCACACTTGACCTTAATGCGGAATCGGTTTTCGGGGTCGCTCGTATCTGCGACAACGGCAATATGGCGCTCGGTTCTTATCATGCGAGAATCTTCCTTGCTGTAAAATCACAAGTGTACCCGCTATCCCTGTCGAACTTGTGAGCCACACGAGAGAAATAATAGTCCCCAGTTAAAGACATACTCGGCAAGGTGAGAGAGTGGGTTTGCCTTGCGCGTAAGTCCTCGATTCCGATCACCGACCCACGCCCCATCACAAAATTTTCCCGCTTGCGCTTGAACCATTCCTGCGCCCACACCTTCATGTCCACGGCGCTCGAAAACTTTTTATCCGTGATAACGTCCACAGCGTAATCCCCAAACATCAACCTTACCACCGCCCCTGCCGTCGTGTGTGTTTCGTCAACGACTTTGGAAGGGTCGCCTTGGTACTTGACGTCTGGAGCGTTCGCTAGATCGTCGAACTCCTCCACGTAAAGTTCATCGGTTAGAGGGTTGCGGGACTGGACTTGCAACCGAGTGACCGCGCCGGTTAGCGCAAGCTCGGGCCGGAACTCTAACAACGAACACGATCCCACCGCGTGTTCGAAAGTATATTTTTTGTCCTGTATCATCCCGCTTCGGTTGTCGGGATTTACAAAGTATAGACACCATCCAAGCACCTCGTTGTAATCGACCCAGAATAAATACCCCACCAAGTTCGCCAACCCTTTTACGAATTCGAAATCGGACATGTCCGACTTTTGAGGAGAGGTATTGCGGTTGGGCGTTGGGTCCACAAACGCCTTGAAGTTATAAGGAGCGCAAGCCGCAATCCGTTCAATGGCTTGGTCGATCTGGAATACCTCGAACTGAGTTATTGATTCCTCTTGAGGACGAGCGTCCTTCGGCTTGTTTTGGGTCATTAGAATATCCTTTGTATACCCCTTGATGGTGATTGTCGGCATCCCATCTTGGACAAAGGATAGTTCGGGTTTGCAGATTATTACCCGCCCGATAAAAGACAACTGTGTGCCGTAACCGCACCAAATATCTAGTTCGTTTCCCGGCTGCCATAGCGGGGAATCGCATAGGATATAATCTGGGTTGGCAAGCGTCACGCGAGCCTCGTCCACTACCCCGTCCGCACTCTCGTACTCGACGGACTGAACCAAGTCGGAAATCCCCGTTCCGAGTTTGTTGCCCGCAACTGCTACTTCGAAATTCGGGGCGAGGTCATCGTTGCTCATCCGTACCTCACGATCGAGGACGAATAGGACAAGCTGTTACGGTCAACGACGTCTTGCCTCAAAGTTTTTTGGTCAGAGGTTTTCGTTGAGGTGACTCCCTGAAAAATCAACGAACGAGGCTTGACCGCAGTAGTGCGCAAGGATTCCACGGAGTGTAACGTCACCACCTCTCCCTCGCTCAATAGCAACTTGTCGGGGTGTTGCTTGCGAACGAGGTCGCCAAGCATCGGGTTCCCATATTCGAAATAGGCTAAATACTCGAAATAGTCTCCTTGCTTTGCGCGATGGTAACGAGTCTGAGGCAAGGGCTCGGATTTCAGTTCGAACTTGGTATAAGCGCGAAGGGTGATCGTAGAGTTCCACCCGCGGATCCCACCCGCTCTTTCCTTCGGCGGATCGTAATACTGAACATCCCCGAGGGACATTACCGCCGATCGCATTGACACCTCTCCGTCACCGAGCGTAAAAGCGACAAGAGGCGGGCGTAAAAGTTTAGGATCGCGCTTCGACCAGTTTTTCAAAACCTTTAGAATTTTAGCAGGCGTTTCGTCCTTGTCGTCCGTAGCGAAAAAATAGGCATTGAAAGTAAGTTGGTCCCCGCTCCCGTGAACGTATTGCAGAATAGGCTCCCCGCGATTAAGCGAAGTATGCTCCGCGTAGACCGACACGCCGGGCTGTTCCTTGAGGTCCGAAGGACCAAACTGCCCCTTGACCTTTTCTTTCGTGTCGAGATTAGATAGTTCCCAGCGGTGAATACGCTTTGTAAAAAGCGAGGAGAGCAAAGGACCGAAAGCGCCAGCCGCAACCCTTGCAACGTTTCCCGCTATACCTTCGCCTGCCATCGTGTCACCTATGAGAAATTAACCCACGCCGTTACCCCATGCTCGACCGCGAGCCGACGTTGCCACGGGGTCGTCTCAAATCCGGATCTGACCTTGATTTCTTCCTGATGCTTGGCATTGGCTCGCGCTACTTCACGCCCGTCCACGTTGACGTTGGTGGGTTTACCTGCGGCTTTATTCGCCGCATTTGCCGCCGCTTCCGCTGATTTCGCCGCAGCCGCAGAGGACCGAGAGCTATCCGCTGTAAGCGCGCCTAACTCTTTCAACGTTTCCAAGAAATTTTCCCCGGCCTTGGTCTCCTTTTCTGAAACAACCGCTCCGCGTGCCGCAACCTGCTCTGCGAGCCCGCGAGCCCCCGGAGCCTTGGCTATCGGCGCTTTGTTTTCAAGCATCCCCGGGAGAAACCCCTTGGACATTGAACGGACAAGAGCGGGAACCATTGCTCCTTTGCCCGCCATATCGAATAGCGCGATTACCCCTGCCATGAATAATCGAATAGGGGCTGTAATAACGTCCGAGATCGTTGCGAATATCCACTTCAAACCAGTAGCGAGCATACCGAACGCGTCAAGGATAGACTTTGCTGCCATGATCCCATAGGTGCCTAACTCAATAACCCCAGTGACCAAAGTTGAAATCATCGCCCCAATGAACATTCCAACATTTTTCCAAGTCTCTGTGGACTCTTCCGCCGATCCCCCGAACGCGGCAGACAACGCGGCTCCGCAAGCGACAATGGTATTAAGGATATCATCGAACACGTACCCCACAACCGCCCCGAGCCCTTCGAATACCGCCCACAGTTGATCCTTGAAAATGAGCACCACAGCAACCAGCGCCCACATAGGCCAGGTCATTCCCGCAATCACTGCGCCTATCCCTGAGATTATTGTCCAGAGCCCGGTGAATAGACCGAATAAACCCGATACCAAAAATCCCACCACTCCGAGTGACACGATCACAGGAAGAAGTGCGGCAGCGGCAAGCCCGATTACCACCCCGAACTTCACTATATTTCCAATCGCGTCGGAGCCGAAAGTTTCCACAATCCAAGACTTCGCGCGGGACATAGATTCTATAAACCCGAGAACCATGCCACGCACCGTTTCGAAAGCCCCAGAAATTCCTATCGCCACAGCCTGTGAGGTCTCGTTTAGCTCACCGAAATCCCCCGACTTGACGGCCATCATTATCTTTACCATTTCCGCGGCTACGCCCCCCAGCGGTTCGGCAATTTTCATTAAGTTTTCCCCCAACACCTGTCCAAATAAAATTTCAATGCCCTCCTTCTGCGCCACAAGCTGTCTCATCTTAAAAGCCATCGTCCCCGCCATTTTCATAAACGCTTCCTCAGCCGCTCCAGACCGTTCCTTCATCCCCTCCAACATGTAATTGAACATCTCACCACTATTTGTAGTAATTGCCATGATTGCTCGCAAGGCGCGAGTGGAGCCGAATAATGCCGCAGAGGCCGCCTCGTTCCCGTACACCTTCGGGATTATCTCGCCCAAAAAACCCGCGAGCCCTTTCGACTTCAAAGCGGTCACAGAAAAATCCACCCCTAGTTTCTTCGCCGTATCGCTGGCTTCCTTTGTCGGGTTAAGCACGTTGGACAAGGCGGCGTTAAGTCCCGTTGTTGCCATCGTGGTGTCAACGCCTTGCATAGTGCAAGTGGCCAAACCCGCCGCCAGTTGCTCGAACGGGACCCTTAGTTGCGAAGCTACCGGGATGACCTTGCCCAGATTCGAGGCCAATTCGGGCATCGTGGTCTTGCCTAGTTTAACCGCTGTAAACATTACGTCATTGGCGTCGGCAGCGGTAAGGTTCATCCCTTTATAGGCGTTGAGCGCAGTGGTCAACACGTCAACCGCCGAAAAGGTATCCGTGAGCCCTGCGACCGCCAGTTTATTCGCGTTAATCAAAAGCCCAACCGCCGAGCTTGCCGTAATGTTTCCCGCCGATATCGCTTGGTATAACCCCTTGGCCTGCTCAGCGGCAGTGGTTCCGAAAGCCTCTGAGAGCTTTAACGCGGACGTCTCTATGGTCTTAATTGAAAACGCGGTGGGATCTGCGATGGTGCGTACCTCCGTTACTGCGGTCTCGAACCCTCGCGCCGCTTCCATCGAGCGATACATGCCGTAAGTGAGCGGAGCGGCAGCTACGGACAATTTCATCAATGATCCGCCCACCGTGCCGATCCCTCGCGAAATCCTTTCTGCCCCGCCCCGCATTGACTCCATAGCCGCTTGCGTCCGAGCCATTGATTCCAACGCTTGTCGAGAATCGAATTGGAAAATAGCTTTAAGAAAAAATGATTCCGTCGCCATCAGCGGAGCCTTCCTCGATTAGATTTTTTAAGAAGCGGCGCCCACTTACCTTCTTCCTTTTGCAAAGTTTGGTTGAGTCTCGACAAATACTCCTGACGCTCCTCTCGTGTCATTTCCAAAGCGTCTCCCCATGTCACTCCGTTCCCGTAATAGGTGATTGAAAATAATTCATCATAAATTGCCTTTACGTCCGAGACGGGGAAGAAACTGCGAAAAAACTTTGATAGTTCCAATCAACTGTTCGCAGTACCAACGCCCTACACTGAGGTGTAGGACACTTGGCTTCAATGCGCATATCGGGACCGATCAAGTGTTGATCAAATTGTCCTACTATGCCCTCAAGGTCCCGCTTGGAAAGTTCGTCAATTTCGTTATCCGCAAGAGGTATCTCCCCGAGTTCCGCCGCGCCCCGTATCGCTCCGCATATCACCGCAAGCTTCCCCGATTCGAAATCCCAACGGCTCTCAGGGCGAGAAGTCTCCGCACGATGCCACGCCGGTTGACACAGCCACAACGTTTCCACCCGCTTTCCTCGAATCTCCATAGGGTTGATCAACTTATACTCCCAGTAGGAGTCCTCAAGTTTGTCCACTACTGAAATCGTGAGCGACCCCAAGTCCCCAACCCAATCAAAACTTCTTCCGCAGACTGGGCAATCCAAGGTCATCGGAAGTTCCGCTCCGATAGCCGAATAGCGAAGCCAGCAGTAGGCATGGAACACGTCACCCGCCGCCATTTGACTTACCACGAGCCTCCGCTCCTTGTCGGACATGCGGGTAAAGTCATGCGGGCCGATACGGGTACACATTGTAGCGAGGACATGGCCCACATATTCTGCCATGTTCGCCGTTTTCAAGTTCTCCCTCAGCCTGCCCAACTCCCGCTCTTGTTTCGCTTTCCACTCTCGAACCTCAAGCGACTTGTTGAGCGCTCCCCCCGGCTCCACGATTCCTAACGCAAGCAACGGTCCCCGCTCAGCAAGGGAGACAACTGTTTTATTTCTGAGCCCTTCCGAAGGCTCTTTTTTCTTAGCTACGAACTCCTTCACAGCGCACCTCCAATCGGCTCACACGTCGAGCCTTGAGAAGCCCCGCTGGTTGGGGCAATTAGTTACTCGGTTTAGACGGGAGTGACCTCGTCCGCTTGAAACTTGTAGGTCAACTCGGCCATTTCGCCTTCGTTTTTCATGTCCCCTCCGGGGATAGTGCGACCCGAAATCCAGAGATTGAGCAACGAAAATGTCCTGACCCCGCCGTCCCCTCGGTAGAAAATCATCGTTGCCGCTTTTTTGTACCCCGGTTGCACAGGGTCCTGACCTTGCTTGTACCAGAGTTCCATTGCGGCAATTTCAACGTCGTGGTGCATCGGGAGTTTTCCCGAGAAGTTGACCGGCTTGGTCTGTCCCCCGCTCCTCACGGTGCGGTCGGGAAGGGTAACGGCTTCTAGTTCTTCTTCGATATCGTCGAAGGAGATCAGGGTGATCTTGGGCATTCCCAAAACCAAGAGGTCGAACTTGTTAAGCGGAATGTGATTTTCTTTTATGAGCCCTTTAATGGTCATTGAGATTCCTCCTTACGGCCAGTGCTTCCTAAAAGCCTGTTGCCTTACTCGATTTATCGCACCGCAAGCGTGGCGGTCTGCCTGGTCCGCGCCGACACTGTAACGTTGGCCGCACCTGTCGCCACCGCCGAAAGCGCAATAGTCACCACATCGTTTTCGGCCAGTGCGTCCGTCAATGCCGTTTCCGCCACCGTGCCGTCGGCATCGTCGTGGGCAACGCTGACCGAGCCCTTTTCCACGCCATTGACGTAAACCTTCGCCGTCGTTGTACCAGCCGTTCCGCAGATGCCGACGGCCATGCGCAGGTCGGTCAACACGCCCGCCTGCTCAACAACGGCGCCCACGAGCGTTACTGCAGTAGGCGAAGCCACGAAAGCGGTAATCAACTCGCGTACCGCGTTGATTGCATTTACGATCGCCACGAGGACGTCGTAAAGCGTGTCCTTGCCCGCCATCTTGTCGAGCCCGCCGCCCGCCTCGCCCATATACTGTTCCAAATATTTCATTTCCTTTTCCTCCTATACGAGTGACCCGCGCGATTACGGTGCCACGGATTCGAAAATTCCTGCCTTTGAGATATTGAATACCATTCGCTCCACGACTCCCACGAGCCGCAAAGTTATTTTCATTATCATGTCCCCCGCGTCTTTCGTTTCTGGGGTGTTGATTTCAAGGTCACACTTCAAGACGCAAGCGTCCTCGAATTTATAGTCCCTATCTAGCGCACCCTTGCGGTACTCGGCTTTGAAAAACTGCCGCACGGCTTGAAGCGTCATTTCCCGCGCCGAGGCGTCGTTGAGCGAGAAAATGATCCAATCAAAACTCTCCGCGAGGACCTGTTCGTAGTAGCTCATGGTTTCGCGTTGGTGCTTCCACTTCCACGTCGTGTCGGCGGCGGGGATGCGATCCCCCCAGATAACAAAGTTGCCTTGTTTGACCCGAATCACGGGGATGCCGCGCGGGTTCAAAAGCTCCTCGTTGAGTATTCGATTGCCCGTGGTCAACTTGATCACGGAGGGCAGAATCGCATCAATGCCCGCTTCCGCTCGATGGTATCCTTCGTTGTCCTCGGCCATCCGCGCCTCGCGCCCATGAATTTCACCCGTTCGCGTGGTCAGCTTTAACTTGTTTTCTCCCACGCTCTCGGGGTCGGTCACGTAAGCGTAGGAAGGAAAGGTCACGGCCATATAGTTCGACCGCCCGATCGTGTCGTTGACGTATGCGTCCGCGCCTTCATCCGAAGTTGTCCCCGAAGGAATCTCGATTCGGTACTGGTGGTTTTTCGCGTAGGAGTAAGCCACGCCCGCCTTCTGTACCGCGGTCGAAGTAACCCCGGGGGTTGCAAACTTTACGAGCCCCAAATTCTTGCCCGCTATGCGATTAAACAACGAGGTGCTGGGCTCCCACGCCTTGAGGTAATCTGCGTCCGCAACGTCCGCGTTCCCGTCTCGTCCCCCCTCAAACTCCTGAGCCACAGTCACCATGAACTGGTCCCCGTCCCCGCCGCTTGTCGTGAGGTCGGAGCCGTCTGCCACGGTGATCGTCTTGTGGTCGTTGTCGGTAATGCGGTAGCACTCGCGCTTGGCGTTAACTTTGTCGGGGTACAAGTACCCGCCGATCAACGCATCCGCAACAAACGGCTTAAAGTTAATCACAAGGGTATCCGCTGCGGAAAGCGCCGATACCCCCGCTGTAATGGTGAACGTCGGAGCCCACTTGTTTTTCAACGCGCCGCCCGTTGCTGCCGTGGGGTTGAAGGCTGACCCAAGTGTAACCGTGCCTAAAGCTCCATACCTGTCCGAGACCACCGCGCCAGAGGTCGGGCTGGACATCGTGATCGTGATTTTCTGCGCCAACATTGTATCACTCGTTGACCCGAGGGCGCAGGTCGGATTGCCTCCTCCCGCCGAATTAATCGTGAAGTCGTGAATCAGGGAGGTCAGGACAGTTTTCGTCGGCGCTTCACTCGTGATCCCGTAAATGTTCGCGGGGCGAACGTTCGCAACGATCTCCCCCGCGAACGACATGGTGGCGGTCACTTCATAATTCGATTCGTCGTTGTTAATGAGATTGACCCAGTAACGGGATGACGTGGAATCAAGCGACAGGTTCGGATAAGGGTTCACCAATGCGCCATCCACGTAAATGAACAGCCCGAATTCGGTATCAGGGTTTTCCTCGCCATCGCGTATCTCGACACTTAGCGCCTTCCCACTATTTTCGCGTACCAGATAGTAGCGAAGGTCAGCAGGAGTGCCCGCTTGCAAGTCGGCTTTCAACGTGGCGTCCGATGACACGGTGATCACCCCCGCTGCCGTGTTGCCTACGATCAGGTATTGCTTGGTGGGAGTAGCGGTGCCCGAGAGTTGAACGTACCCACCCGCCCACTCGTCCTTTTTGAAAGAGGTCGTGTCCTCGGTGTCGAGTGTGGTCGCCGTGAGCTTGCCAATAGCCGACAGGTCTTTGGAATACCTTTTGAGCTTACCGCCCCACCTTCCGCCGTTTTTCGCGGACAGCGTGCCCACGAGCGTCAACAACGATCCCCTCCGCGCGTACAAGTTGAAACTTGCCTTGACCTCGTTGCCATCGGTCAAGCGCAACGCAACGACCCCTCCTGCGCCTCCCGCGACCTTCAAGGAGTCGTAGATAGCGTCCGGGCACAGGGAATCCGAAATGTAACTGCCGATCCTTCTGAGCGCTTGATCTTTCGAAGCGATAAAAATTAATTCGTCGGTGGGTCCCTTTTCCAAGAGCCCCGCATAACCGCGCCATCCGAGAGCCCCCGGAACGATAGGATTTCCTCCTGTCTGTTCAACGATTCGAGTGCCTGCCGCACGGGTGGGTCCGAAAACTCGTTGTGCCATGTTTGATCTCCTTATCAGTGCCCGGGTCAGGTTGCCAAGGCGTATGTTACCGCGACCCGTTTAACCAACTTATCGTTCGATACATCACCGCCCCAAACCCTGAAATGTTCGACACGGACGGTCCTTGTCCAGTTGTGCAGGTCTTCGGCGTTCGGAGTGGGCCTGTAATCATAATCCGCTACCAGCCTCAGTGTATACCGTTCATCCAGTCCTGTCGATATTAGCTCAGGATTGCGGGCGAGAAAACGGTTGAACGCGTCGGATAAACGGAAGTGATCTGTGAGCTTATCCGCTATCCCGCGAAGTGACAAATCCAGCGGGCCTTGCTGGGGGCGCGAGACAACAAAAGCATCCCCCGAACTTCGATTGCCGACCGATTCTTCACCAGCCAGCCCCAGCCCCCGAAAATTAACACGCTCGATTACCACGGACGGCACGTGCTCCAACTCGTAATAATCCCTCCCCGTGAGCACTATCACCTCAGGCTCTATCAAGAGACGAAGCCACAACACCTTCCCCGCTGCCATAGCCTCACTCAACACGACAGAATCCACCGTACCGTCGAGACGGGGATTGGTGCTGGTGCGGGTCGTGTGCGAGTAGTAAAGGGAGCGCAAGTGATCAGGATCGTCCGTGTGATTGAACACCCCGTCCACGTCAATAACCCGGTACTCCGTCTCCAATCGAAAATCGTTGTCGCTTGTCGCGTTGCCAAGCACGAGGTTCAACGAGGAAGCGGGTGAAGCCAAGAGGACGGGAAACTCCGCTACGCTTTGTAACCCTTCACGCAACGCGGGAAGAAATGAGCGAACAACCATGTCCTCAATTTCCGAGTCCATCACCGCCCCGTACACAACTCGCACTTCCTCAAGCTCAGGGGTAACAGAGTCCTCGTTGGTAACGAGATTAACCACGACCTGCAACGCCTTACCCTCAACAGGGAAGCGGGAAATGCCAACATTGACCTCGCTCTCCGTGTTCCACTGTCCAGTTCCGGCGACTTCCCACGCCACGCCGTTCCAGAAATAGTCGGTTGTGCCATCCGAAAGCCTGAACCCGGCTGAGGTAACTGTGGCTCCGTTCACGACCTTGTGATCAATCACAGCCTCAAACGCTACCCACTCCCGCACAGCTTGAGGACGCGCAACATGGCTCCGCACAAAGTACCCCGCCCCCGTGGGGTAAGTCGGGGAGTTCCACGTTCCCAACTGCGCCTTATTTGTCGCGGGGTTGATGCGTGTATTCTCTCCCAACGTCACCCGAGAGCGATCCCCCTCTTGCCAAGTAAAGTGCTTAACGAAATGCCGAAGCGAAAAACCCACCCTTCCCACCAGCGAACGTGTTACCGAATCGCTTGAGGTCAACGCATCGGATTGGCTTTTCTCGTATAGCGACACACCGCCTTACCCTTTACTCGATATATTCATCAAAAGTTGACGCGGAGCCGGACGTCCTGCGCCATGTGGGTATAGTTCGTAAGCGTGACCGACCCGCTCCCGAAGTATCGACCTCAGCGGTCGTCACCTTCGTCCCGCCCATGTAGTAGACCCCAGCGGTTATTTTTAACTTAAGCCCAGAAGGCTCACTCAACGCGGAACCCGTCGCCCACTCAAACCCGCGATAGGTCAGCCGGTCAACTTCGGAGCGAATAAAGTTGGGAAGCGTCTCCCCTGCGGTCAGTACCTCGACGCTTGACCCCGACTTGAAAATTTGTCCGAGAACAAACTGGTCGGTGAGGCGAACGGACTCGGGGTTCGTTGTCGATAGGTAGCGAGGCGTCCCGCTGTTATAGTCAACGTAAATCCAGTTGGTGGAGTTGTCGGTCAAACTAGCCGAGGCGATATTGCCCGCCCCAAGGTCGAAAAACTTACTCGCCGCAAGTACCGAGTTAGATACTTTAATCAACCCCTTGAGGGCGCTAATATTAACGCCTCCCGATCCATCGCTTGATAGCTGCCCTCCATCAACTCGACCGCTCGACCAGAGATTGAGCATGTCCACGATCGTCTTGTAGGTCGGGGTGCCTACTTGGCTCGCGGACAACTCTATGTCCGAAAACTTAGGTGTTCCCCCCGTTACGCTTTGAGGCGGCGATTGATTGAGCTTGAGGCAATCGCCTCGCGTGATTTCAACGACTATCAACGATTAACCCTCGGGAAAATGTTGCGACACTGGGGGTTGGAACACTCCAACGCCTCGCCCGTTTCTACGGGAAAGGCGTCGCTTCCGCATTTCGGGCACTTGTCGCGTGGAACGCTTCGGATCAATTCGACCTTGACGTGTTCCCCGACTTTCAAATTGTCCGAAATCATCGCGTTCCTCCTTGGTTTTTGACTTGAAAGATACGTTGCCGAGCTAACTCGTATAAATCACGCCATTTCACCCCAAGTTTTTCGTTTGCTATTTTGAAGAGAATATCGCTCTCGATTTTATGCTGTAATGAGTGACATTGACGGCAAAGACGCTCAAGGTTATCTGGTTCGTTATTGCGGATATCGTGATCTTTATGCCCGACGTCTTGCCCAAACGCGCCACAAATAACGCAAGGCCCATGTTTGACACTTCGTCTGGCACGAGCGCGTAGAGCGACCTCGGATAAAATCGCTGGGTCCTTCCTGCGTGCGAAACAAGGCCTTGTTAATTTTGCTTCGCTTATTCCCCGAGGCGCTAAACCCAGTCTTAGTATTGCCTGATAAACGCTCTGGGGGGTAGCACCCACGATCCTAGCTATCTCGGAATAGTTCAACCCTTCGACTTCGTATTTTCGTACCATCCATTCTTTATTATTTATTGTGGCAAGGAACTTCTTGCGCGGACGGGGAACCCTTGACCCATGAAGCACCCCCCGTCTCCACATAAGTTGGATTACTTCTGTTTGTCCCTTTACTTGGAAACCATGTTTTCGAAGTTGCCTTAATACCGCACTGTTATCGCAACCAATCAGTCTTGCAATATCAGAAGCGGTATTATCAGCTTCGGCATACATGCGCTGTAACCATTCTTTACTGTAAATAGTCTCTTCAAATTTCTTGCTGTAAGGCATGCTTACAGCATAAAATCGAATCGAGAAAAAGTAAAGTTTATGTTACGAAATGCGCAACGAATATGTAATTTTTATCTTGTCGGATTTCGTCTTGTTGACGCTGGTGCCGAAGATCGCCCGCATCAACGCCGTGCCGCCGGGGGTCGTGATCTGGTTCAGGATGCAGACTTCCTTGATCCCCGCAACCGACAACGAGCCCGCGCTAGAGGCGTAGCAGGCGACGATCTGGAGGGTGCGCGGACCACCCGCCGTTGCGGACATGGTCTTGGCGGAAAACGTCTTGCGGGTCGAAGCGATCGGGCTGAGCAGGTTGGTCTGGACGCTAGACACCGCGGCGCCCGAAGTGCCGATCCGCATGCACTTCATTAACGAGGTCTGGAGCCCCACGAGCGTTCGAAGCACCTGCCTCTTGCCCACGTTGACCACGGTGTTGTGGGTTTCTTGACGATGGATGACCTCTGGCCCGTGCTTGCCATCTCGGATCACTTCCATCGTGACCACACCGACCATTTTCTTGATTGAATCAAACTGTTCCATTTTTATTACTCTCCTTGTCTTGTGGCAAACGATTAACCGTTAACCGCTCCAGTTCTTTTATAATTTGCCGAGATTCCTTCACGACCTCATACGGAGCGTCATCAGGAAGCAATTCGAGAGCGCTCCTTGCCCACCTAAGGGCTTCCTCTCCGTTTCCCAATTCTGCGCATACCATGGCAAGCCGCTGGGCAGGCAGGTAAGAGTATGCCGCCTCGTCAATCCACCAGACGGTAAAAGGAGCTTCATTGATCCCGGTTGCCGCATACCTATAGAATTTATATGCCTGTTCGTAGGCTTCGTCAATGTTTGCAAGATCCCCAAGCCAAAGCCAGTGCTCCGTCCTCGACCAATCGTCCGCTGTAGCTGCAAACAAAGCCCTCCTCGCCCTCTCTATGCACTGTCTTTTTTCCCCCTTATCTTTTGATAATAAATATCGCCCCATCGACTCCTTGGCGATCACGAGTTGGACTTGGTAACGCTGAGGCCCGTTGTGGCTACGGGCAAGAAATTCCTCATAGCGGGTCAGCGCCTTATCTGTGTTGAATTGTCGCCACTCTTGCGCCAGATAAAACAAAGAATTTTCATTTTGGTTCATGCGCCAATCATCGAGGAGTGTATTGCGGTTTTGCGCGTTGCGTTGTTGAGCACGGGCGTGGGCGTTGTCTTGCGAACGCTCGTGGTAGGTATGAATCTGCGGAAGCCTAACGCAATAGGTTCCATCGGGATAAGACAACGCATTATGGACGGCACGAGAGAATTTGATATCGGGGGCGCGTTGGAAGAGCCAAGGAAAAGCCCAACGTTGCCCGCCCCCGTTCCTGAACACAAAGCCCACGCGAGCTTGTTTCGGCATCACTTTGTCAAGGTGCCTCAGCACCATGTCCCCTTGGATCAACCGCTCGTGCCCCTCGGTCATAAAAATCCAATCACCCGTGCATTGATCTAGGCACTGATTTCGACAATGCGAAAAATGCGCCTTGCCTTCCCCTTGAAATTCCTCGCCAACTCCCGCGGGGGAGTCGATAAGAAATACCTTGTCCGCGTACCGCTCCGCGATTTCAAACGTGTTGTCCTTGGTGCGCGGGTCGATCCCAATTACCATTTCGTCCGCGACCCCTCGAAACGACGCCAGCACCTTTTCGATATCTCGCGCCTCGTCACGGACGGGCATCGTCACGGACAAGCGGTAGGGCTTGTGAGCGATCGGCCCGCAGACCCCGAGTAGAAAAGGGCCAAGCGCTTCCACGAACACGTCCTCGAAAAACTGCCCGAGATAATGCTTGAACTGGATCGCGGTAAATTTGATCGTGTGTTGAGGCTCCTCCTCGGGACCGAGCCGATTATTTGGAACACTGAAAAAACACCCCGCATACTTTTGAGCGCTTGCGATATTGAGAATTTGCCCACGCGTTGTTTCGGACAAGTGTTCGAGGACTTCCGTTGCCACGAGGAAATTGTTTTTACCTTCGTGCGAAATTTCGTGCCCCCGAAATACGTTCCTCCACTGTAAATCATCCTCAAGGTCAGTGTGGTAGATCTTGTGACCTTTTGCGCCTGCCAACGCCAACGCCTCCTCGCTGATATCGCACACGCAAACACACGCCTGCTTGGCTTCTTTCAACTGGTCCGCGAGTATTCCCACGCCCCCGCCCAAGTCCACCACTCCGCAACTCTCGGGCAGCTCTCGCTCGATATGTCGGTATACTCTATTTAGCGCTTCCTTGCGCCATGATTCATCCCCTTCCGCAACCCACAGCTTATCCCACAAGTCCGCGGAGTTCATCTGGCGAGCGTGCCTCTCGATACGTTCCTTGCCTTCATCGAAAGGTTCCTCGACGTTTTTTGCCATATCAGTCATCAAAAGCCTCCTTGTTATTTTTTCATTTTCTTAATGGTAAGTCCGACCGCTTGTTGCCATTGCTCCTCTGCGAATTCTCGTACCCCGGGGTCTGCCATCGTAGCAGAAAAAAAAGGGCGGGGAGGGATTACTAAAGCGTTCGTTGAAAGTTTCAAAGGCAGGAACCGTTTTCGGCGGGAGGGTTTCGTAGCGTCCCATATCTCCTTCGCCCTCCCAGTCAATTTACTCACAGGGAGCCTTCCCTGCCCTGCAAGCCACAGCGCCCAAAAGAGTCCGTGCATTTTCGCGGTCACGGGAACCGTGGCACCCTCGTGAACTATTCGCGCCACATCCCACTTCCCGTTCGTTCGCTGTACCCCGACAACAACTCCATACCACCCAATCTTGTCGAACGTCACGGAGTTAAACAAGTTCGCCCCTTTGGTGCCTACAAGCGCCTTGCTCCCCCCTTTTATTACCGCGGTCAAAGGGGCATTTTTTTCAAAGTCCCCAGATCGAATTACATCACGTACCTTCCCGCGCGTTTCCAACCCGATCCGCAAATTAGCCGACTCCACATTTTTTTGCAGTTCGGGGCCGAATAAGGTTATCGCCCGAGCGAAGTCCGAGAACCCAATCAACTTGACCGAAAACGTCACGACAAGCGCCTCGGTTGCTTTCCCGGCTGGCGATCTTCGAAATACGCCTTAATCAAAGTCGCGCCCCCGAGGTCGCCATAGTGTCCTTTAGGTTCTAAGCGAATAATGTAGGCATCGTGTTCGACCGCTCCGATTTTCGTAATACGATCGCCAATAGACAAAGTAACCTCAACCGCTTCCAAGTCCCTCGTGCGAAACAACACGTACCCGCTTTCCGATTCTCTCGTCCCTGCCGTCTCGTAGGTGATTTCCTTCGACGTTCCATACTTGACTTGCCCTTGTAACTCGATAACGGGCTTCCTTGTCGCTTGTTGCACGGGGGCTCGGGTTGATTCGTCATAAACAGTCCGCGACTTATCAATCCGTTCCAAGCGAACGCGCACAGGGTGGATCAACGTGGGATAGGAACGCATCAATAACTCCATGCGGCGGGCGTGGCTACTCCGATCGGAGCACGATATAGAGCGAATATATCCAAGATTTCCATGTCCGACGTGATACCAAGAAGTCCTGAGCGGCGCGAGTTTGTCGATTGAACTCCATAGGAGATGCTGTGTCCGTCTGTGGTTTCCGACACTACCGTTCCCGCAATCACAGTGGACGTTCCCCCGCTTGCCCCTGCTCCATATTGAGCTACCAACTTTTCCGTGACTAGTTTCGTCAACGCTCGACGGATCGGGCGAGGGGCTTTGTTCCCCGTGATAACGTGCCCGAACACGCCCACGATCCTTTGATTCTGATAGCCTTTATAAAATCTCGCATCCCCTCCTCGCAACGCTGCGGTATAGAGGTCAGCTATTTGTTGGGCGTGGGTCAGGCAAATTTTGGGGTCTCGATAGTCGAGATAAACCTTGTAGGCAGAGGAGTCGAGCGCTTCCACGCCCCCATTAATGTAAACTTCGCTTACCGAGATAATAGGAACGCCAAAGTGAAGCACGTCCGAATCGTTCCCATTGACTTCAAGGGTAAGCGACTTCGGGTAAAACCATTGACGGCAAATCCGCTCTATGACCTCCTGCCATAATTGTATCGCGGCAAACACGCCTTCGTCCGATACTTGTGAAGGGGTCAACCCCGAAAACTCACGAATGTCCTCGATGGAAGCGTAGATTGTTGCACCCCCCTCCTCTGCCACTGAGTCCGAAACTCCCAACGAATCCGATATAGATTGTATAAACTCAGCCATGTTTTTGCTCCATGCGAGGATTATACGCCAGTTTACCAGTTTTCGACAAACTGATCCTTGCGGCTCGTTGCTCTTGATGCACAAGCACCACAGCCCTCAGTTCCCCCGCTTGACAGATCAACCTTTCCCCACCTTTGAACCTTCGTTGCGGATCGGCCAACAAGTGTTCGCAATCGACAAAAACTCCTTCGAAGCCAAGCGGGCGAGTGAATGAATACGATACCCCACCGCTTTGCAACGTGACCGCGCTTATTCGTTGCTGGAAAGCAAAGTCCTTAACAAGCTCTTTCCACCCTGCGCCGTCCGAAACAAGGTCGAACTTGAGCGTTGTCCCGTCCGTTAGATGAACACACAACACACGCCCGCTCCTACGCTCCTATTGCAGCCGCGTTCCTCGTCGGCGTCGTATCGGGGGAATCTTGTCTGGGTCGGAGGCTGGAGCAGGGACGGGCGCGGAGGCTATCGAACGCTCGACGACCTCAACGCCCGGCCCAACCACAATCTTCGCAATCGTCAAGCGCAGGGAAAGGGGGTTAGGCGGGACAACGATCGAAGGATCAAAGTAAGCGCCACGCCCCCGCAACTCTGGGCAACTCGACAAGACGCCAAGCCACTCATCCTCTGTCACAACATAAGATGCCCCCGGGCGTAAATAGAGCGCTCCCTTGACGGTGCGCTCCTTGCCTGCAGGCACTTCCACTTGCTGGAGCCGCGAATCCCGCGGGTAGATGAAGGCGACGCGAATCATTCCGAGCGCTTCGCCGGGACGCGCCCTCGCGCCTCGCCGGGGAACGCGGGCTTGTGTTCGTTCATTTCGGGGTCGATGGGCGGGAGGACTTCGTCTCGCTTTGTCACCTCGACGGAAAACTGGGTACGGGTTTTGCAGTATTCAATTAACCGCTCGTCCGTCGTGATAAATGCCCGATCGTTTTGCAACACGACCTCCGTTTGCATGTGCGGCAAGCGTAGCGTGTGCGATCTGCCTTCCAACAATCCGATTCTTGCTTCCATCTTGAGACTCCTTTTCCAAACGATGGTTATTTACTTTCAATATCTCACAGCCCCAGAGACAACTCCCCGAGGCCGTGAGCTATTAGGATAGTAGGTTTACGCGAGCTATACGCCCACGCCGATGTTGTACGCCTTGACCAGAGCGTCGGTTTCCTCGATGTTGACCGAGACCTTCGCGGTCACGACGTATTCGTTGGCGCGCTTGTGGATGTTGCGCTGTTTCTCCATGCGAATGTCCCGACCAATGCCGAGGATGAAATTCTGCATGTGGGTCAGCAGAATTTGCGGGTACGCTTTGTAGGTGACCTTCACCGTCGCGCCGTCACCGATCGCCCCGCCGCCCTTCCGATTGATCTGGCCGGTGGCATAGTCGATTTCGTAATCGGTGTCCTTGATGTACTTCGTGGTCGGAGCGCCCGCGAGGGTGCTCGGCAAGACGACCTCTTCGGTCATGGGGGAATAGCGCAAGGTGACTTTGGTCGTACCGCTGAGGACGACGTGTTGCACGATGGACTGGTACATCGAAAGCAACGGCACCTCGACGATCGGAATACCGAACGGGGTCTGGGTCTGTCCTTCGCTCGCCGCGTCGCCTTTCGGAGTGGCGCGAGTGGCGACCTTTTCGATGTAAATCTGCGCAAGGTCGCTGGACATGAAGAACCGCAGGTTGGCTTTGTTGCGCCGGAACTTCTGGGGCATCGCTCGAATCATCGATCCGAACACGCTCAGACCGATGTTGGATCCTCCCGCGTTGACGAGGTGCGAGCTATCGCCCGTCCTCATCCAGCCATCGAACATGGCGAGCAACGGGTCCTTGATGTATTTCGCGGTGTCGCCGTTGTCGTGGACGTCGCCTTGGATCGACGCCTGACCAACGATATCGCCGCAGAGAGCCAAGGTCTCGGCGTCGTTACGCCAGCCCGTAGCAAACATCTTGACGATATGATCCTCGACCGATTCGCCTTCCAAGGACAGTTCCTTGAACGCGTCCGAAATATCGAACGCGGCAATCACCTCTTTCGGGGTCAAGGTGATCTGTGAAGTCGAGACGCCGCTCCGCTGGTCGGGAGCGACGTACTCGGCGGCGGGCTGCATGACCCGCTTGCCGATTCCGATCTTGTCGATGTTCAATTGTTCGTTCCGAAAGCGAACCACACGGACGTTGTCCTGCAGCACCGATTCGTCCACGACGTAATCAATGAACTTGTCGGACTGGGCAGGGTTCAGTTTGCCTGAGGAGGCAAGCGCATCCGCCGCCGTGATTGCCTTTTCCCTCAACAGTTGCTCGTTATCCATTTCCGTTTTTCTCCTTCTGAGTTTGAATCCCTGAGCCCAACTAGATCAGGCCCTTCCAAATGTTGTCGCTCTTTGTGACGATGCCTTTGTCCGTACCGTCGCCCTCACCCTTCGGCGCGGGGCGTGTGTTCTCGATGGTCGCGAGACGCTTCTCCGTTTCCTCGAGTTTGGATTGGAGCGGAGAGGTCGCCGCTTTGACGGCTTCCTCAATCTCGCTCTTGCTCACGGACTTGGCGGGAGTGGCAGTCGTTGCCGAGGTCCACTTGATAGAACCGGGAAGTTCCTTGCCCACCAAGGCTTCCATGACGCCCTTGGCCGCTTCCGAGTCCACGCCAGCCAACAGTTCGAGCATTTTACGTGCCGTATCTGCAAGGCTCGCGGTGCGTTCGCTGGTGAACTGCTTCCCGCCCTTCGCCACGTCCGCGTTGATCGTGACCCGACCGTCCTCGTCAATCTCCACGAGGTTCTTCTTGGCGGGGATGGACTTCGCTTCATACCCGCATTTCTCGCACACGCCGTCCTTCATGGCACCTTTGCACTTGGGGCAAAGCTCGGGAGCGGCTTTCGTTTCGCCTTTGTTGTCGGCGGCGGCTTTCGTTGTCGCGTCCTCTTTGCAGGCGCCCGCGCTTCCCGGCGCTTTTTTGTCGGGGGTCGCTTTGGACTCGGGCGAAGGGTAGGGGTAACTCCCGCCCGCGACCTTGCCGAGAAACGACACAACCCGGGCAATCGAGTCCATGGGGACCCCATCGCCTTTTTGTTGACCCAGCCAAGCAACGCAATCCTTAATTGCCGTTGCAAGGTCGGCGGGGAGAGCCTTGTTGATTTCTTCGGACGAGCCCCCGTCCTCCCGATCTTTTTCAAACGCGCCCATATTTTCCTCCTGTCTTTTGATGACCAGAAACTCCCGCAGAATGGCGGGGCGGTCCACGAGTGATACTTCCTTTACCATCAGGTCAAGTATTTCTCGTGGGTCCTTTGTATTCGATTCTGCCATGTATTTTTTTAGCTGGCGATCGTTGCCACTCCTCCAATTGAGAAGCCTGTTAACTTTCCAGCCTTGACGTCACTCCAAACCTTATCACTGGTAACATGGACTGTCATTATCCACGAACCTTTTTTGACCTTCTCGTTTCCCAACGCAAACTCAGCGGGGGCAACATAGGACTCCACAAGCTCGATTCCCAGATCGCCAAAGGCGCGGTGCATCAATCCTAATTGTGTGCCGTTTTGCCCCACCGGTTTATTATAATTCATTAAGAATTTGTGGGCGGCGCGTTCGATGGTCTCGGGCTCCTCGTAATCGTGTTGGGCATCAATGACATTCGGCTCCAGTACCACCCCAGTGACTAACCTCTTTTCTTGCCCGTCCGCTCCCTTCCGCAACTCGACACGATAGACAGGAACAAAAATTTCGAAATCATAACGTTTCTCCGCGCTTTGCACTTCGGGAGCCTCCTGAGACGGAGCCCACAACCATTGGTTACTTTGCGCGTTGCGCGTCAAAGTATAAACGCCTTTAAGCTTCTTCCCGTGGAATCGCGCTTTGATGAATGTATCGGATTGGGAAAGTATTTCCGCGCGTCCCCTGTCCACCGCGTCAACGAAAGAAGGCGTTTCTTTGGTCGGATTTAGATAGTGCCCCGGCTTGACCACGCCCTCTATGCCCATCGAATCCCTATGTCCGTCATGGGAAACCATCGTTGAAATTTGCTCGTTGCTCAAAGGGTCTTGAGGCATTTCGAATACCAGCAGATCGCCTACGCCCAAGTCCACCCTGATAAACCAACGCCTGCGCGAAGGACCGAGGCGTATCTGGATTGGCCCCCGCCAAGTTTGATCTTGCAATACGAACTCCGCGTCCAGCAAGGATTTCTGCGCCCGCTTGTAAGGAGCCTCGAAATCGAGCTTGACCTCGCCCTTCGCAATCGCGTCCACGAGTGCGTCACGCATTGCCAACGCTTCCTGCCCCCGCTTGTCCCAGTATTGAAAACCTTTAGGCACTTGAACGCGAACGGCTTTAGGAAGCGCCGAGTACCCGTCCGGGGGCATCCATTTTTTGTCCACCGCTTCTTTTCCCAACACGTAAGGGGTCGGGTCGTCGGGGTAGATTGCGAGCCACGCCGCTTCATCCCCCATACCTTGATCCTCGGACGGAGGCAAAACCACGTCGGCCTTTTTCAGCAACTCTTTGGCGCAATCTAAACAGAGTAAAGCCTTGTCACCTTCCGCCCACCCTATCGCTACCGTCGCTTCGGACTCGGGGTGGGTCTCACAACACTCGCCTTTGTTCGCAGAGTTGAAGGCAAGCTCTCGGAAAAACATACGATAGTTAAGCGCTTTGCCGTGGAAGAAATACTCATGGAACCAAGACTTTTGCGCTCCATATTCTACCGTTCCTTGATCAAGAATCAAAAATACCCCGGGGTACTGTCGAGTGCCCCCGACAGGCGGGGGTTGGCCGGGCTGAGGGTCTTTCGTCTTCCCCTCGACGTCGATCCATGCGTAAGGTTCCGGGGCCTTACGTTCGCTTTGAATTTCAGCCCGTACCAATTTATCCGTGCCTCCTTTAGGTCGCGTCGCCCACTCGCCCGTCTTCCAGTTGATCTTTTGCTTTCCATCCTCAGCAATCCATCGCCTTGCGTCCGCAAGCGACAGAATAGGGCGATCAGGATTGCCGGGAATCTGTGTGTTAAGTGTCCATCCGGCCAGCAAGTCCTTGGGGCGCATTTCGATCCTAAGGTCATTATGAACACTCGCGCCTCGAAAATGGTTTTGCACCACATAGCGATAAGCGCCGTCCTCGGGCGGAACCTCTAGGTACGGGTCTTGTTGCTTCGCCAAGCCCTTAGCAAGGTCGGGGTAGGAATGTTCAAGCTCCATAGCCACATCGTCCGATTCCCAACGTTGCTCAAAAGCCTCCTTGACCTTTCGTTTGTCTCGCTCAGATAGCGCTTCCCATAGCGTCTTAACCTTCTTGCGCCCTTCCGACCCTAAAAATGCCGCTACTGCGCCTGACCATTCATTGGGCGGGCCAGCTTCGACCAGAAGTTCCGCGACGGTACGAGACTTACGAACGCCTTGCCCCGTGGGGCGATACGATACGTTGCCCTTTACGTCCACGTCCTTTTCTTGCAACACAAGGTCGCGCCGAGCTTGTGTCACCACCTCGTCCACAGTGTTCGCGCCCCCATGCCCTTCCGATAGAACGCGAGGGACCCACGCTGAAATGTCAATGCCTTGAGGTGAACGCGTGAGGTTAATCGTCTCGCCCTCTATTCTCAACAGATCTCCCATTTCCAAGTCGAGGGACGTGGTAAACGTGTCGCCCATCGGCACCACGTCTTGCTCTTTTACTTGAACTATCGTTGCAGGCTTCTCGCGCCCCGGAAGCACCCCGTATTGATAGGCCCACGCGCCTCCCGCTGTTTTTTTCTTGCCGAGAATAACCGCAGTAAATACCGTGGCGTTGTGGTACTTGATCTGATAGTCAGGGTGGGTAAGGGCGAGCAAGTACGGCGCGTCCACTTGTTTGCATACAACGCCCTCCGAGCCCGGGAGCGTTCGATACTCGCGGACAACACGTTCGAGGTCGCGCGTATTGTCTACAACAACGAACGGGGCGACGTTGAGGCAATAACGTAAATCAGGCGCTCCTTTGGTCCCTTGCTTGACTCCGAGTTTCGACAGTAAGCCAAGGCGATAGGCCGCTTCCTTGACGTGAATGTCACCCTCCTTGCCGTACCACAGGACATCGTAGATATTGCACACGAGGTTGGAATCGTCTGGAGCGCCCGTTGAGTGAATGTACCCGCTGGCGACCTCGCGGGGCATGTGTTGCGATCCCTCCCACGCCTCGATCTCCATCGGTACAACGAGCGGGTCAACAGGAAGAGCCAGCAACTCCTTCACAACGTTGGGAAGCCGATCGGTATTATCTGTTCCGTCCTCGGAGAAAATACGCACCTTCCCATCCCACTTGTGCGCTTGATGGTTGGAGTTGGAAACAAGTATCTCCCCAACAAAATAGTTGTGGTTGCCTTCGACCTCTATATCAAAGCGCCCTTTAGAACGAGAAAATGAAACTCGCCTCGACCATTTGACCTTACGAGGGATTATTCCTTCGTAAGGTTCTTCGGCATGTCTCCACCCTTGACCAATGACATTAAGTCCGGTTCCGCCTAACTTATACGCCATATCTTCGCAAAACCAAGGGGCGCATTTTTGCAGAATAAGTTTTGTACCCTTACTACTAAACGCCAAATATTCGTAACCGCGAGATAGATAGATTTTAACTTCAAATCCGAAACTACAAAAATAGTTTTTGATTAGCTTATTCTCTTTCGAAGAAAACCCTTCTGTATGAAGTAACAACCTTGGAGACTTATTCCAAGCAATAGACCCGTCGTCCATAATCCAAGCAGCCCAAGAAACCGGGGACAATTTATACAGAAAATCTTTGGTGATCGTTTTTTTGAGTGCCCCGTCCGGATGTAGTTCTTCCCAGATTTCCAGTAATCCAACGTCGGAGCGCGAGTCCCACCTTACTCCGGGGTGCCCAAACTGAGATATCCTCGGCTTAATCTCGCCTCCTAAAACGCCAAGCAATCTCGATTTCCATTCCAAATACGCCTGTTGCTTTATCGAGTGAGAAATAGAGACATACGGAGACTGAGATTCTTTTTGACGAGGTAAAGACGTATCCCCCATTAAAGAACCACGCAAAAAATCCTCCCTTTCCTTTCCAAGAACACTTCCGCGAACACAAACAAGATCGTTGGCTTTAATGTCGGATGCGTTTTGTTTTGTGCCTGATGCGGTGTAAATACCGTGATTGCCCGTACAGGTAAGCATCCGCCTTCTTCCGTTTTCGCCAGAGCATCCAAATGAGGTGTACTCATGGCACGAACCGTTAGTAAACCAATTTGTTACCGGCTTCCACTCAACTCTCTTTGTTTCCCAGTTATACGATTTAACTTTTACTTTCAACCGAGCATTTACAATCTCCCCTATCGGCAACGAACCTCTGTTCGTTTCGATCTTTGTTCGATACGGAAAACACCCGTCATACTTTTTTTGAACTAAAGTCGGTAACCACTCGTCCTCGTTCTCCTCGAATAGCGTTATGAAGTTTTCGACGGTCTGAGGCTGATCGGGGTATTCGGGACGGTAGGGTTTCATCATTGGGAAAAACTTGCCCAGCGTGATCCCCTCGACCTTTCCTACGCTGAAATAACGAGACGCGAACGCCCCGTCCTCCTCGTCCAATTTTGCAATCGCCATCTGTGTCAAGAATTCGTACCCCTTGCGGGAGTTCGCTTTGTAATACTCCCACAAGGATTGCAGGTACTTTTCCATCTCTCGAAAATTGAAGCGACGCCGATCCACTTCATTATCAAGATCAAGCTTCCATTGCTTCGCCAACTTTGAGACGGCTTCAGGAGCCTCACGACCACGCCCCACCGCGTACCCCGAGCAACGCGGAGGCATTCCTTCTGCTTTCGGCTCGCGGCTCAACATCACGCGCCCGTACCCGCCCGCGATAAAAATGGACGCGGCGTCGAAGGACTTGATCACATCGAAATAGGGTAGAAACTTGCGCAGTCTCGAACCTACGCCTAAAAGGTGAATGTCGTTTAGAGGAGGAACCTTGGCCAACTTGTACCGCTCACTCACGCGGTTCGCAATCGCGGTCCACTGCGCGGGGGTCATAAATTGAATCGTGTACCCCGCGGGCATTTTCTTTTCCAAATGCCAATCGCCCATCGGGGTTTTCTCCCCCGCGAGAAACCCCGCCCAACACAAGCGCCCCCCGTCCTTGTACCAAGACTGAGCGTGGGTATGTACCTTGAACCACATATGGTCAACGACGATCGGAGACAGACCTGATTCCTTCATCTTGAGGTAGTGGTTGACCGTGACCTTCGTCTCCAGAGGGTCGTCGAGGACGATATATTCATCAAACAATTCCTTATGCTCGTTGAGCCATCGCACGTACCCGTCCAATGTCACCGAGCCCGGGTGGGCGATATTCGAGTGGGCGCCTGAATCGAGAATAAACTTGACCCCGTTCTTAACGCCTTTCTCGATTCCCTCCAGATACCCCGCGCCTCTGCGCGCGTAGGCGTAGGAAACGAGGATGTGCTTTGCACCTTCTTCCATCAAGAAGTGGATTCGGTCAGGGTTGTTGGCGACGTAATAACAGTTAAACATTTTGTAACTCCATGCACCACCGAACTATCTCGGCAAGGCTCTTTTCATATTTCAACGCGTGTCCTCTCACGGAGAACGGGAACGCGATGGCGTCCTCTATCAATCGCACTTGTTCCTCCAAGTCATGCGCCTCAAACATACAACGCCTTTCTCCATCCAAAAGCTGAGGGTGGGAAAAACCAAAGGGAACAATTGGTATTGTATCCAATGCCATCGCTTCCAGCACACAATAACCAAAGTTTTCCTCGATCGTATTGCTGACCATGACCTTCGCTCGTGAAAGAAGGCAAAGGTACTCGCGCTTCGAAATGCCTTCCCGTATCTCGATTACCCCCCGCCTTTGAAGTTCCAACGCTCTCTCTCTCAGTTCCCCCGCCCCCCACTGCCTCCTACTTGTCGTGACAAGGAAACGCCAATCAGGGTGCCGAAGTTTCAAGGACTCGAAAACTGTTAGCGACACCCCGGGGCGTTTCTCGAAATCAGGACGATTGGTTAATATTATTAGGTTCTCCTTCGCTCCATTCTGCGCTCCTACAAGCTCCCCAAGCTCCCCGAGCTTGTATGGGTTGCCGGAAACGACGATCTTGGAATCTGGGACGCCCCTGCGCTCCGCAAGCTGCCCCTTGTGATACTCAGAGCCAACGAATAGCAGGTCAAACACCGCTCCCCACCCTCGCTCATAGTGTCGAGCGAACGGAGCACACTTTTCCATGAAGTCCTCACGCGTATAGGAACCGGCGTGAACGAACCCCGCCATCTTGACGTCCACTCCGTTCAACGTCGCCAAGTACCTGATCGATTCAATGCCCCAGAACTCCACGTCCGCAACAAAAAACAAGTCCTTGTTTTTGATCGTTCCTTCGTGAAACAACCTCGCAACTTTCCTCAACTGTGTTGCCTTGTAGTGGAGCGTGGAGTTGACGTCGAGGAACGTTCCTACTTGAATCTCGTTGCTAAGCGCCTCTCCGTCAATCGTCCTGCACTCGGCTCTCTGTCGAGCAAACTCCTCGGGGAACCAGCGGTACCACTGCTCCGTGTATCGTTCGTCAAGAGGTTCAATAGGTAGGTACCAGATCACCTTCCACCTCGCTTGCAAACCCAAATCCAACTTCCCCCTCTTATTCTACCTCGAACCTCAACCGCTCGTGACAAGTAAAACCTCGATTCCGAAAGAAATCTGAGGACGTTTATTTTACAGTCCCTATTCGCCGTGATCACCAACACCCCGCCGCGTCTCGTTATTTCGTAAGCTCGATAGATCGCCTGCGCCACTTCGTGTTCGCTATTCAACCCATACCCTATCAACCCAACCATTAGAACGTTATCGAAGGGAACGACGGGGTAGAAATCTTGCAGCTTTACCACCCTGTGTTGTTTCATCCCGTAGACCGATCGCTCGGGTTCGCAGTCAATCGACTCCGCGCCCTCGGGGAAGTGCTCGGGACGGGTATGCCAGTCCACGCCTACGACCAACGTCGCCCCGCGCAACTGGGCGTAGATTGCTCGCAGGACACGACGTTCCGAGGGCTCCCAGATTCCTGCCCGCCACAACTGCACCCAAAACCATTCGCTCAGTCTATTCCACATCACAACCATTCTCCCCGTCCTCGTACAAGGACACACGGACGAGACGATCGGGAAAAGTAATTTCGAGTTGTCGCTTGATATGTCGCGCCGCCGCCTCGCAGGACATGCCGCGGGGTCGCTCCCATTTCGTCTCCAACATATCGTTCACGATATCCCGGACCTTCGCGCGTAAAATAAAATACTCCAGTTCTCTATCTCCCTCGAACTGCTGGACGCGGGCGCGGACGTGAAAAATATGCCGATGCGGAAAACGCAAAAACCCGACCTCGTCCGGCGCCTGCTCCCATGCGTGAAACTCCTCGAACTTCCAACCCACACTCGCCCAAGTGATTTCGTCAAAAGGTTGGACACTTCGAAAAAGCCAATACTTGTGATCCACCAGCCTCTCGCGCTCACGCGGGTAAAGCTCGCGGAACAACGCTTCCTTTTCACGAGGGCGCAATTCTTCCTCAAGCCACGGCGTGTTCATTTCCACCGAGTAGTACATCAATCGAGCGGGGAGCAGGAGTCCGATCCTGCGCACCAAATGGTGAAGCGGGTGCAGGTCGAAGCGCGAAGGAACGAACACTGTATCCCCCGCCACGATGCGCCCCACGCTATCCGCTTCCCACTTAGAGTAACGCGGATCCGCCTTTATCGCGTCCACTCTATAATCGTCCGTGAAATAGAAAATACGATCGATCGTGTCCAAGACGTGAAAACAACCGATCACTTCGTCGTCCAGATGTGGTGCGAGAATATAACGCATAACTACAACCCCAACAGGCGCAACGCCTCGTCCCGCCCCCGATGGTCCTCAAGCCAGTCGCCAAGTATTGCGCTTGTCCTCATAACGGAGTGCGGTTGTTGTACCCCTCGCGCAACCATGCACATGTGGGTTCCTTCGACGATCACCGCAACCGCACGGGGAGAGATCGCCTGATCGATCGTCTCCGCAATCTGTCGGGTCATGCGCTCTTGTATCTGCAATCTTCGCGCCACATGATTCGTTATCCGTGCGAGCTTCGAAGCACCCAAGACGTGTCCAACGCCATCTTGCGACACGGCGGGCAGGTAGGCGATATGGCATTGCCCAAAAAAGGGCATCATGTGGTGCTCACAAAAGGAGAAATAGTCGATCCCTTTGATTGCCACAACCTCGTCGTAGGTTTCATCGAACACGCGAATTTGCCCGCCGATATCCTCAGTATACCCCGCGAACAACGTCTCCCACGCTTTAACCACGCGCTTCGGAGTATCACGAAGCCCTTGCCTGTCGGGGTCGTCTCCGATGAGCGTGATCAACTCGCGGATAAGACGCTCCGCGCGTTCCCTCTTGCCTACATCAACTGCTCCCACGTATTCTGCCTCCATTGTCAACTCCTTGCCTCCTTCAGTTCATTTAATTTTCCAAACCTTGTGTTGTTGCACCGATAGACGAAGCCTCGGGTTATCTTTTACTTTTTCTATGCACCACGCCAGCGCTGCCTCGTCAATCTCATTGCCTCGCGTTGCTGGAGAAACGTAAACGAGGGCGGCGGGGGAAATTGGCAACATAGGCTCAAGGACTTTTTGTCCCGTGGTGATTACGAACCTGACCTCGTCTGCCCTCTTGATCACTTCGTCCCTCAGCGGGTGACGAGTGGGGAACTTGGGAGAGACCGAAACCCAATCTAGTTCGGCGGGAGGAAGTTTGACTGTGCCGTTCGTCTCGATTGCGATATACTCGAAATACTCTCTAAGCGTCTCCAGCAATTTGCCATCGACTTGCAACGTAGGTTCGCCCCCCGTCAACAACAGGGCGCGATTATCGTACCCTCCCGACACACGAATCCCATCCGTAATGATTTCAGAGGCGGTAAGGCTGTCGCATTTACTGTGGTCGGTATCGCAATCGAAGCCCCCGGGCGATAGCGGGCCGGGTTGCATACGGCAACGAAGGTTACACCCCGCAAAGCGAACGAATACAAAAGGTCGCCCCGCGTTCGCTCCCTCGCCCTGCAAGGAATAGAATATTTCGGATATGCCGTAGCGCTTCGCCTTCACCCCGTCACCTCCGCTTTGCTGTCCTCTGTTTCCCACACCGTTACTTTCGATACGCTGATCCACGGCATGTCCGCAAACAACTTCCGAGACACGTCAAGCAATAACGCTGCCATCTCCTCTGCGGTTGGGTTCGACAACATTGGGTACTCCTTAGTGTCCAGAGGCACGTTCCCCGAAATCGTGGGCAACGTGAGCCCCAACGGCGAGTCCTCTTGGTGGCGTAGATACGCATGGTCCCAAAACGAATCGAGCCACGCGCCTATTCGCGCTTTGATCTGGGAGAAATCAACAACCATTCCCGTTGTCTCATTCACGCCCCCGTCTATTCTACGCAACGAGACCTCAATCTTGTATTCGTGCCCGTGAACGTTAAAGCATTTTCCTTCATGAAATCTCAGCCTGTGCGCCGCACTTATTCGAAATATCTTGGTAACGGTTATCATCCTTTCTCCTCCTGTTTTTACTTGCCTTAGTCGTCCTCAAAGGATTTTTGCATCGCCAAAAAGTACCCTTCTTCGCGTTCGTCCAACGGTTCATCCTCCGCGGACTTCTCAATCGCAAGACGCATTTCCTTGACCTCGTTGTTTGTCGAACGTTCCAAAACTAGATCGAATAACTCCATGTGGTTCGTGAACGGCCCGCGCTTTCGGTCATAGTGAATGGACAAGCGCTTCGCCACGTCTCCCGATAACGCTCGTCCCAAACGAAACGCCAACACTTCCTTGAGCCAATCGGGAACGTTCGTCTCCTCGTCGTTGACAAGGATATCAATGTCACCTTCCGTCTCTCCGTGATTGGCCAACCCCCCAACCAACATCACGTAAGGCGTCCTAACCTTGAACGTCTTGAAGTTGTCCACCACGTCGTTGATCTTGATCAAGGGACCAAGCTTGTTCCCGGAGTGACGGATATCCATGTACTCGCCCTTTTCCGTTGCCTTCGCTTCAAAGTCTGCGGACATTTCGTCCAGCCCCGTATCGGGCGGAGGCGGGTGTTTTTCGCCTCTCGCTCTCAACTCGTCCACGACCCTCGCGTGCATATTCACCACGTCCTCGACGCTCCAGCCGTCCCGCTCTTCCAAATACATGCGGTGCAGTTCATCGTGGGCTTGGCAAAGCCAATCGAGTGACTGCGCGGTAGGGTCGGAATCGACGTCGAAAACAAATTGGGATTTATACATCGTAGCGGGTACGTTTGCCTCGTTTGCCGTTTCCATAAAAAACCTCCTCACGCTTGTTTTCATCCCCTTCGGATCGAAGCTCACCACACCTGGCCCCCGTTTCACAAGTTCTTTTAATACCACCACCAACAAGCGCTTGATAGTTGCTAGATCGTAACGGAACCCGCTCGGGTTTTTGCGCCATGTTGAGTACCACGCCAGCAGTATGCGCATATCGTCCCGCAACTGCGCGTCCGTCATTTCGGCGGGGTTATAGGAGTTTACATCATGTATCTTGGACAGCCCCTCCACCTGAACGTCTCGCACCGTTACCTGAGGTCCGCTTCCCACGTTCGTCCTCAAGGGGCTATCGAACTTGTCCAGCACTTTAACGTTCCAGCAATACAGCGTTCCTTGTTTCCAAGAAGGCTGAGCCTCTGCCCATTGCGCTCTAAGCTCAGAGGTTATTAAGTGTTGCGGCTCAGTTGCGGCAAACTCCTCATTGCCCATTTCCTTCATCGGGCCAAGATGCACCACGCCAAGCGCCTGACGTTGACTAACAAGAATAAAGTCCTTGTTTGAAATCTCAAAAGGCTTGGTCTTAACGATCAACGTTTTCCTGCCGTCGATAACCGCGCGAGCCATAAACGAAGGCGACAAGATCAATCCATCGTGAACGTTCAAAGCGGAACTCCCGATGGTTGCAGGAGACAGTTTCCCGCCCGTTGCCAACGCGTCACTTGTGATCGCCTTATTCATTGATCGGTTCCTCCGTTGTTGAAGTCTTGCCGTGTTGCTCCATAAAAGCGTCTTGTTGCGTCTCCAATTTTAGGTCCAACTCCTCGAATCTGTTGGCATCAAATAGCAAGCTAAGGCACTTAACGTATTGGGTATCCGTCATATCGCCTCGTTCCTTCAACACCTCTGCCGATAGTTCAAGTATACGCTCCACCGTCCACGACGGGTCGCGGGTGGATTCCTCAAGGCGATACGCCGCCGTACCTTTTTTGGGATCGCTCATAGCACCCTCAATTTCGACAGTGCGTCCTGTAACGCTACCTTTTGCTCCCTCGTAAGCTCAGCATTTCCCGGCAACAACTCGATAAACATTCTAGGCGCATTGTAGTGGGACGCGATGGTTGAGGCAGCGCTGGTACTCATCAGGTGGGAGGCTCGCTCGATTTCGGTCCACGCTCGTTCCTTGGCCCACCCCGTCGCCTTCGTGACCGAATTAACTAGATCGTCGATTACCTGACCGTAGGAACGTGACATTGTAAAAATAGATTCCCCGGCAGGGAACTTGTGCCCAGTAATATCGACAAGAATTTTCCGAGCCGTGATCTCCGTGGATGCCTCACACAACGCCTTTCCTTCGAAATTGTAAGCGCTGGAAAGGAGACGATTGGAACCGTGGACGGACTCGTGAATGAAGGTAAAAAAGCCCCCATCCCTCATTGTCCCGTTACTTGTTGCTCCTATGCTCGCGGACATATCATCAAAGCGCTTGCCCCTGAGCGTGATCCCCTCGAACCCGTCTCGCCATCCGTTATATTTTCGCGTCCGAGCGTTCCTCTCTATCAAGTCCCTCCGCGCACCTCCAGTGCGGCTAGGCTCTAAAGACAAACCCCACTGTTTCTCAAAAAAGTCCTCCGTGTTTCGACGAAACTGCGGGAAATCAAACTTGCTAATTTTTTTCTTCTTATTGCTCGCAAGCGTTTGGTCCCACAGCGTCTTAAACTTCTTGACCTCTTGTTGCAAAACTTCAGGAGCAGCAGGAGTAGGCAAAAGGGGAATCGGACGCGGAGGAATATAGTTCGACAAGGGTGCGGCGGGGATTACAGCAACAGGCGCCTCAACAGGGACGGCGGCGGGTGCTTCAATAGGTAAAGCCACAGGAGGTTCGATTGGGATGGAAACGGGGGGAGCGATCGGGGGTGCTGGAGGGGGGGCAACCGGAGGACGAGGGGCGACAACTGGAGTGCCGGGGATCCTCGATACCACATCAATGCTACAACGACAGTTATGTACCGCAAATAGTTGTTCACCAACTAAGAAACTCTCATCCTCTTCGACGGTAAGATTCCAGACCACTCTATGACTGGAAAATCTTTGAATAAACCCAATAGGAACAAACCCAATTTCTGAAAATGAGAAGGGGTCACATAGATTAAGTGTTCTGGAAATAGCTCTTGTATAAGATGATCCCTCGGTTTGAACCATCCTTTGACCTCTATCCAAATTTTCCGTCTCGGCAAAAAGAAATCCGGAAGGTATGTTAAGTCCGGGGTCAAATAGAAACGTTGGCACTCGTAAAGAAAAGGTTCCTGCAAGGTTAATAATTCTTTGGCTAACTTGTCTTCCCAAGTGCTTCGCAATCTTAACGTACCTTGCCAAGGTGTCTCCAACGTAGACCAACGCCCGTGCCCAGGCTTTTTGCCAAACATGGGATTTTTTGCACCGGAAAATTGTCCCTTCCTCGCCCCACCTCTGGGACCACAACCCAATCTCTTCCATCGTTTCGTTCGACAGCCCAGCGAACACGTAAAAATATTTTCTGAATGACACGGAGTCCGCCAAAACTTTTTTCCACATTCGGAACAAGCAACGTATTCCCCTTTTATATGGGATATTCTCTTGCACTCGCTGGAACAATAGTGAAACCGATCCTTCTGAAAAGAAGGAATCAAAACTATTTTCCCACATTGAGCGCAACGCGCTTGAACCTTCGCGGAGGCAGGCCCCCTCATGGAGCCAGCGCGCGCCCGATTCGCCAACATATATTCGCGAGAACAAGACTTCTTCGTTCCGATTCGCGACGGCATTACCATAATGATCTTGCCGCAATTCGCGCAATGGGATGTTACACGGGTTAACTTTTCCAACGAGATCGTCCTCGATGACTGCACTAAAGATATTACACCCGTCACGGCGAATCAAATAAGGATGGTCCGCTGTCGAAATTATCCCCTCGATGTTTATGAAATCCCCAAGAAAATCCCTGGACATCACGTTAGAAACTTTTTTCCAACGCAACTTGTGAGTTAAAACCTCGTCTCCAACGCGGATGCTACTTATAGGAATCAAACCTCGACGGGACAAGACAGGGGTAGACCCGATAAAACAGTTTAGGTGGAAGGGGGGCAACGCGTTCCCATTCTCTTCCAACTTGCTTGTCAAAGAAGGACCCATCGGTCCTCGCGCTCCCCCGACAAGCGACAGCGTATCGGATATTGATAGGAAGGGTTGTATTGTCCGTATGCTGGTAGGGTTTTTCGCGCCCAGTATTCGGTTCGCCAAAGCGCTTCCATCTGCGACCTTGAACCGCTTCCCGTCCAATATCTCGCACCTATCACAGGTCCGTTGGTCTTTCGGATTGACGATTCGATACTCCGTATACCCTGCGCGCCGCATGACGTTCACACTCGAAATCGCCCGAGACGTCGTTGCGGCGTTGCTCACAAGCCCTTCGAAGTATCGAGCTTGTGTCCCGTTAAATCCCTTCGGTACGGTGACTTGTGATAGCGTTCGCCCCACCAAGCGCTCCAGCGCCCGCCCCGCCACTTCGTTTGACCTACCTTGCTCCATCACAAACTTTTTCGTGGTGGAGGCGATAGCGTTGCCCACGTTTGCCGAGTAATGCTCTCCGATCCAATAAGTTTGATGCTTACCCAAGACGTTCATCGCCGCCTTGTCTTGCAACCCAAAACCCACACGCAAATTAGGAGGGGGCTCGGCTTTCGTGACCGTCCCCGTGTCCCACTCGCCTATCGGGTACTCAATGGGAGCCTTCATCTTGCCCGATATGCGAGCCTGCATTACCTCGAAGGACAGTTTGTAGATCGCCCGCATATCCCTAGTAAATCGTTCCTCGACGATTCCCGCCCACTGTTCCATCGTCTTTCCTATGCCATTGGAAATCGTCTCCGCGTCCTTATCCGTAAGATCGCCCTTCATCGCCATGAAGCGTTCCCGCGCTTCCCTCGCTGCCTTTTTCGCAAGCTGTTCCCACTGAGCCAGCAGGTACTCGCGGAGTTTCGTCTCAATACGAGCGGACTGGGCTAACGCATCCACGCCAATCGACTTAGCGACAAGATCGTCCAGCAGCCTTACCCCATCGTAGAGGGCATCAATTGTGAGCGTGTCCCGCATCGTTGTCGGCGCCCTCAGTGTGCTCCCCGTCTACCTCTCGATTCCAATCTTCCTCAAGTTGCAATCGCAACGCCTGCAACCCTTTGACGATCTGCGCCGCCGCACTGTCGCCCCCGAGTATCATCCCCGCCGCCTTCAACGCGGTCACGGTCTGTCCGGGCTGTGTTGTGTCGCCTAGATTTTTAACCGCCTCTGCCATCGTGAGACTGAATGGAATGTCTGGGTCGAACCCCTCCTTGAACGGGGGCAATTCGTCCCCGAGAATTTGCTCCAGCACTTGTCGAGCAATACGCGGGGTCATTCCACCTGTGCGCTCCGACCCACTTAGTATGCTTACCAGTTCCGCGTTGTCTGTCGTGTTCGGGCTGTTGGACTTGAATTGATGGTACAAGGCTTGCAGGTGCGGAAAGAGAATACGATTAATAAAATCGTCGAACTCATCCCGCGCGGGGGCAAATACCTGCTCATCCGCGAGCCTTCTTGCCGTGTCCGCAACGTTACGCGAATAGTCGCTGGAGCGTCCAAGAAAAATGGGCGGGATACGAAACGCCACGCGCACCTTCACTTGGTTCGCCTCACTGTACTTCTGGAAAAGGGCGTCGCTTTGTTGCGCGGCGGAAAGAGGTTGCGCTTGAATCTTCGCCGTCCCCATCTCCTCGCCTTCCATTCCCAACGGCTCGGCTTCGATTACTAGGACTTTACTTCGGTTATCGTCTCCCTGTAATCGTTCGAACATTTCCTTAATCCGATCGATTGAATCGGGGGTCAAGGAACCATTGCTGACCATCACCAACAAGGAAGGAACGTTGTTATTGTTGAAGGTGACGTAATTGACCTCGCTCGCCTTGCGATCCCCGAACATATCCACGAGGCACCCCACGTAACGAGGCATCCCGTAAGGCGACCTCGACGAATAGAGCTTCCAGTGGATCACTTCGTTGGCTTGTTTCGCAGGAGAGCAGGTAACGATCTGTCCCGCGGGAACTTCTTGCCCCGTCTCGTTGTCATAAACGCGCGGATCCCCGAACTCCTTAAACCAACGTTTTTTGTAACCTCCCGATACCGCTCCCGACCTGATCGCAAGATTGCGCTGGACGAACTTGCGGAAACGAATCATGCACGGTTTCGCCACGATCGTGAGCGACCCGTCCGGCTGTATCACGTATTGAGGAACGTTGACACGGTAAGGGTCGGATTCGGTCGGGGTAATACGAACTTGGTAAGACTTCATGTGGGAGAAATAAACGATCTCCCCCTTCCCGTTGCGCACCACTTCCCAATACGCGTTCCCCGTCGCCTCCAGGTCGTGTCGAGTTTTTACCCTAAGCGTTCGAAACGAATCCGAGGGGCCGCCCCCGTAGAGGAAAAAGTTTGTAAGGCGTATCTTCTCCGCTTTTACTTTTGCTATCAGGTCTTGACCCACTTCGGGTAGATGGAGATTGATGCGATTAACTAAACGATGCCCGAACCCGTCAATATTCTGTGCCATCGTGTCGATACAAGGTTCAAGCTCGGTGGAGTTCTCGGGCATCGTTGCGAGGGCGAATTGATCAAAGGGCGGTTCGATCAACAACCCCTCTCGAATCATCGCGGTAAAGGGGTCGTCCTCTGCGACCTGCTTTGAGGTTCCGGGATCAAGTTCGGGAGCAGGAGGCACGGAAGGGTCAATCGGAAAGAGCTTTGCCACTATTCGTTGTGATCTTTTTCTGTCGCTATTGAGTCCCATTTTTCCTCCTACAACAACCCGAAGCTCGGACGTTCTCTACGCGGACGACGGATCCCGCGCTTCGCCGCTCGCAACGCGTGGTCAAGGCTATCGAACATATCCCCAGTAAACCGACCGTCTGGGAAGCGCACTAGGTGGTCAATTGCTCGCATCTGGACGGCACGCTTGAAAAATACCCGCTTGTTTTCAAACAACGGAGCGATCTTCCATGCCCTCAAGAGTTTGTCCTGAGAGGTCGGGATTTTTTCTACGACCATGCCCGGGCGCAACTCTCGAACTAAGTCTGCCAACAACTCTTGGTACTGGACTGTTTCAATGCCCACGCGCAACGGAGTCCAGCGGTCGTAAAACTCTAGGACTTTTTCGGGCTGCTTGGTCGCCTTCAAGTGGTCAAGGTAAAAGTCCACAAGATAAACTCTATAATCATCCTTCAAGATCGACCCGAGCAACCCGATCACGGAAATCGAAAACATCGAATGGCGCTCCTCGGCTTGCGCCGCTAAGTCCACGCCCATGTATAAGCGCAACTCTGCGTCCTTCGGGAAATCCGCTTCCCCTATCTGCTGGCAATCGTCGTAGGCAAATACCTCGCCCTTCATCGCCTCGGTATCACACTGGTATTGGGAGTTTCCAGAAATAAGCACGCGCCCATTACGTCGCGTTATCAAGGTTTCATTAGGAACGGAAAAACAAACAATTTTGCCGTCGTAATCTACCTCTTGGGTTCGTTCAGGAAGATAGGTCAGCACCTCAGCATAATGCCCATAGGAGTCATAACTAGGGTTCCACATTGGGTTAGAAAAAGTATCGCATCGGCTGGACAAAACGATACCAACCCTCAAACATAAATCATGTAAATCGTCATTAAGTTGTTTTGATATTGTCGAATACCAAAACGAGCCCTCACTTCCCGCCGGGTTACGACTGCCATCCCCTGATACCAGCGTATCCAAAAATTCTTCAATCTCAATCGAAGGTAAACAAAAAACTATTCTAGGAACTTTCTTTTCTTTGCTACACGTTCCACAGTTCCGACGCAACCACGACCAAAATCCCATGTGAGCAAACCCAAAATGGACATACGGAGAATGATTCCTGTTAACCCACGGCTCGATTCCTAGTTGCCGAATCGTTTCGATCATATCATCGGCAATAGCGCCCTCCTTCTGAGAGAAAGTCACCGTCCCTCGCACAGGGAAAGTGGTATGTCCTTCCGAAACAAAGTACCCCAAGAATCTTACGAAAGGTCGAATCTTCAACTTAAGGTCCCCTACGTGCACTGTCTTAGGTAGCTTGCGATTCGAATAGCACCGAGGGGAATCTTTTATACAAAGGTATTCACGACGTTTTCCTCGCCAAATCGTGGTCGCGGGAAACTGAACCCTTCCGGTACGTGTGCTCTTTGCCTTATCGAGTTTATTCGCAGTCACGAATTTCCAAGTATCTTGACGCTCATCACCGCCACGTAACGCTCGGGTAAGAAAGCGATGATCCACGGTGACTAAAGCATCAACGCTCCTGCTCTTAAGGTGAAGCATAGACCCACGGTAGCGTTTTATTAATCGACATAAAGGACGCTGAAATTCCAACACCCATTTTTTTTGATTGAAGGTCGC